GTTATCGGACACAACATTCTTCAGTTTGATTTGCCCAAGTTGCAAGCAGCGGGTTTCAAAGTCAGCGAAGACTGCCTTATTTATGATACGATGCTCTTGCAGCATCTGGTGTTTCCAGACTTCCCGCATGACCTTGAGTTCGTTGGATCACAGTTCGTCTCCAAGCCAGCCTGGAAGCACGACAAGTCCGGTGGATGGGAACCCTACTGTTGCCGAGACGTAGACGTAACCCTCCAGTGTTATCATCATCTCCTTCCGATGGTCAAGAAGGAGTCCCTCCTCGGTCTTTATCTCAATGTCCAAGTCCCCTTGGCGCGCATCTGCCTCTTGATGCAGCAGACAGGATTCAAAGTTGACGGAAACCAAATCCAATATGTTCGGGATAAACTCCTCAAGCAATCAGCCGAACTCGAGCTTGTACTCCCCGAGTTCCTTCGCAGTTGCGTTCTCCCAAGTCGAACACGAGTGCTTGCGCCTCCGGGAAGCGTTGGAAAATCTGGAAAACCGGTTAAATATATTATGGTCGCTTCGACCAAACCGTCCGTTCCATGGCGTAGTCCATCAGTCAAGCAGCAGTTCCTCTACGGAAACGGTCCCGGATGCCTCGGGATGGAGCCTGTCAGAGACCTCAAATCCGGAAACATAACCACCGGGAAGATGGCCATAGCGAAGATTTATGGGAAGACCAGGAATGAAGCGGTGTTGGCACTTGGAAGACTTAATAAGATTGATGAGACTCTTAGCACATTTGCCAAAGCAGATATGGTTAAGATCAGCCGTATGTACCCACATTTTAATGTTCACGGTACCGCAAGTGGGCGCCTATCAAGCAGCGATCCTAACCTTCAAAATATTCCTGAAAGCGCCCGATGCATTTATGTCCCGTCTCACCCAGGATGGAAGATTGTTGACGTGGACTATTCAAATATCGAAAACCGGCTCACTGCGATTCTGGCTGGGGATACCGAACGGCTCCGGAAGTACCAAGATCCCCAGTATTCCGACTATAAAACACTCGTTACACGGGCCTATGGAATTCCTTATGAAGCCGTAGAGAAAGATAACAGCCGCGAAGCTCCCTATGGGAAGTGTAAGGCCATCGTCCTGGGAATCAATTATGGGCTAGGTGCCCAGAAGATCTCCAAGATGTATGATATGGAACTGGCGGAAGTTAACCGGCTAATGCAAACATGGAAGAACGAGATCAAACTCACAACACTGTGGCAACAAAGGACAGCAGCGGAAGCCGCGAAGTTCGGTGTCCTGAAGACACCCTTTGGCCGAAAGAGATGGTTCTGGACTTCATCCGCTTACACGGAATCGCTGAGTTTCTTGCCACAGAGCACAGCCGCCGACATCATCTTCAGGGCCATGATAGGCCTAATGTACGAGAGGATTGGCTGGCCAGAGGAGAAGGTTGCCCGTGTTGTCAGGATCTATAAACCCATCCCGCTGCGTGCTCAGTTACTGCTTCAGGTCCATGATAGTCTTGTGTTCGAATGCCCTCCTGATATTGTCGACGATCTTGTTGCTACTGTTAAGCTTGTTATGGAGCAACCGTGGCCGGAACTTGGTGGGATGGTGATACCAATAAGTGTGAAGGTTGGGGATGCGTGGGGAGACTAGCTCCTCGCTAAAAACGGGGTTACTATTCCAGAGTCTAGGGGGTCTAAATAAGCATGATAGACATTAAATCAGGAGATGTGGCCTTCATCCAAACATCTCAAGAGCCGGTATTTGTTCTAAACATCGGACCGGGCACAAGTCTTCAGCAGTATCCCCAATTAACGGGGACGGTAGCTACGGTGCGTCGGCCATCTGAAGGGGAGCAAGGGATTAGACATTCGATTGAATACTTCGCCATCGAAGAACTTGAGAGCCTCGCTTCGCGACAGGTCCGTCAAATAAAAGAAATGGAAGAGATGCAGAATGCCTTCGAGAAACGGTCCGGTAAATCAACTAAGCCTGCGGGCGACATACCCCTGCCCAATTGATCTTGAGGGGCTCAATCCTCGGGACCGGAAGTTGATAGATAAGTGGGGCTTCCGGAAGTGGCTCAATTATGTAGCCGATCAACAGGAGCGACGTGGGAGCAAACTTCGAAGAGGTGCTTAGATGCTTGCCAAAGGACAGTTGGTTTTCGACATGGATGCAGTCTTGGCCTCTGGCCGAACCGCCAAAAAGTTATATCTTGTTCTCGGGGATGAGCATGCTGGGTGCAGCGCTGGGCCGTTCGACTTGGTTCTCGCTAGACGTACATACAGTGTATCCCCTTATGAACCTCCTACTGATTGGACCGTCGGGGATTGGGAAATCTACCGCGCTGAGAGATATGGCAGTGAATTGGCTGATCCAGCCCCTACCAGACAACGCGATGAAACCAAACGTCCTATCAGGGAAGATGACAAAGGAAGCACTCCATCAAGATTTGATGGTCCAACCAAAGTCGATCATAATGGCGAGCGAGCTGGCCAATCTGTTCAGCAAGGAGAAATACCAGGAAGGAATGTTACCATACGTTACGGATCTCCTGGACTTAGCGCCGACTCGTATTCGGACGAAAGGGGACAACAGCCAAGTTATACAAAGGCCCGAATGCTGCATCGTTGGTGGTTCAACGAAGGCGTGGCTGCAAGATATGTTACCGAATACGGCGGGAGAGGGTGGGTTCTTGCCCCGATTCCTGATCGTGAAGGAGGATTACAAAGCCCAGAGAGTAGCGAATCCTCGGAAGCACATGTCGGAAAAACAGCGCTCGGCATTAGATCAGCATCGGACAGTGATGCAGTACGAGTTCCACCGATTGATGAGAATGTCCGAAGGACCCGTTGATTTCGAAGACTATGATGCCTCAGACACTTATGAATACTGGTATCAAACTTATCAGCCAGACACTGGGGCTTTGGCTCCGTTTGCTGCTCGCGCTGGTGCTCATATCCTTCGGATGGCGTTATTGTTGGCCGTTAGCTGTGGGAGGGATAGTATACGGGTTGATGACGTACTTTGCGCTATACAGCTATATATGTATACTGCAACCAAGCTCCAAGAAGTCATCGTGCCAATGTCCCCCCAAGGAAAACTCTTGATGAAGGTTCTGGACATAATCGGTGAGCAAGGGATGAGTGATGTTCAAATAAGAAGGGCAATGAGGAATCATTGTGGGGCGGATGATACTGATAGGATCATAAACAACTTGTTGAAGTCCAAGGAGATCAGGATCGCTGATGGAATCTTTCACCGAACGAGTGTCTAAGGGTAATGTGGATAAGTTGGCCATCATCCTTACTAATCAGGATGACGACGTAGTCAAAATCCACGTAATGGTCAAGTTGATTGGTGAACGCTTTGCCTACGAGGCGGTATTCAAGAGTTCCCTGGATATCATGGATCCTGATTCATCCACACTTGATCACTTCTTCCGCGAGGCGAAGAAACGTATGCGCGAGGTACTAGAGGGCAAGAAAGAATTAAACGCAATTATAACCTAGGAGCCTATGCCAAATAAAATAAAGCGATACGTGGTTGGAGCTGATCTTCATTTTCCCAAGATCTCCAAGCCAACTGTAGAAGCATTCTTTGATGTGATTAAAGATATTAAACCGGATGGGGTGATCCTGCAAGGGGATCAGTTCGACAATGAAGAGATCAGTCATCACAATGCAAACAAGCCCCTCTACAAGGAACGCCGTTCGTTCCTAAAGAATCAGGAGGCCTTTGATGATGAGTTCCTTACACCTCTTGAGAACATGACTTCAGATTTTTGTGAACTCATATGGATTATTGGAAATCACGATGACTGGGAGTTTCAATTTGTTGAATCGCATCCAGAGCTTGAGGGAGTGGTGGATCGAGTGGCGGCGCTGCACTTGGTGGATCGAGGGTGGGAGATTGTCCCCTTGGGACACGCCAAGAAGATTGGAGAATTGAATGTCATTCATGGGGAGATCCTCACTGGAATTGGAAACCAAGCAGGAATGTATCCGGGACGAAAGGCTGTTGAGATTTATGGAAGCAATGTTCTCGCAGCCCATACCCATGCCCCCCAGTCATTCTCCAAGATTAGTCCTGTGGAAGTCAAGAAGAAGTATATGGGATGGATTGCACCAATACTTGGCGCAACTAATCCAGGATATTTAAGGAACCGGCCCACGGCATGGCTTAATGGTTTTACGATTGTAGAGGTTAGAGAGAAGGGATTGTTCAACTTGTATCCGGTGATTGTTGTTGATGGGGAGTGTTCGTATGGGGGGAAAATCTACGGAGGGTAGATGAATATATATTTGGCTGCATCTTTCAAACTAAAGGATGAGCTTCGTGAATATGCTAAGGAACTTCGACGCCTTGGCCATGAAGTAACGTCTCGTTGGTTACGAGAGCGCGCGCATCCTAAAACTCAGATGAAACCAACTGATGACTACGGGGAGCATGCTTTGCGCGATCTAGAAGATATTGACCGTTCAGATCTGTTTGTGATATTCAATGTTGATCCCCGGAAAAATATCAAGCGAGGTGGCAAACACTTTGAAGCAGGTTATGCATATGCAAGCCGAATCCCTATCATCGTTATTGGTCCCAACGAAAATATCTTCTATTGCCTACGAACCATCACCAAATACAAATCCTGGGAGGACTTTATTGGAGACCGATCCGAATGGAATTGGGAGGAACCAGCCCGGCGCGAAGCTTGATGCGGGCAAAGTTCCGGTGCTTAGAGGAGCACTTCAATACTTTCCAAGAGCTATCAAAGAGCTGGCAAAGATTTCCGAGGTAGGCTCAAAAAAGTATTCTTGGAAGGGATGGGAGAAAGTGCCGGATGGAATAAATAGGTATGGTGACGCATTAGCTAGGCATCTCTTGGCAGAAGAAATTGAGGGACCGATTGACGCAGATACCCAATGTCTCCATGCTGCCCAGGTAGCATGGAATGCGATGGCAAGATTGGAATTGATCTTAAGAAACGCATCTTAATCTCTTGGCAGAAACAAAAAAGCCCCGGTTTTATCCGGGGCTTTCTTATTGCACGTTCCTGCTATTTTAGACGCTTGCGTTCACCTGTGTATTGATACTTGTTCTCTTTGCGCGCGAAGGGTCGAAAGGGATTGAAGTCCAAAGGAACCAGATCATTCCATTGCATCCATCTGAACCATGCCGAGCCTACAGAATAGAATCTATAAGGGGCCGTAGTCTTAGTTGTCTTGATAATCCACGCGATGTAGGCTTCAACATCACTTCGAAGAATGTCAGTGGGTTCTTTGTCTGGGCCAAAGAATTTGACCATTCGATCAAGGATGCGACTGTAATTTAACCATGTCTGCCTATTACGAAGGCTTAACTCATATGGAGCTTGACACTTGATCAATGTAACAGGCGGCTCGATCACTACCTTGCCATCTTTAAGTTCCATAGGAAAAAGGGGCCGCCACTCCCGACCCCATGCGGAGACCTAGTAAAGTCTCGTCATAGATTTAGACCCCGGCAGGACTGTAAAGGTAACATCTATTTGCCAAGTTCTTCGAGTTTGCGTTCGGCTTCTTCTTGCTGTTCGGGGAGGAGCTTGGGGAGGGTGTCCAATTTAAGAAGGGGAAAGAGCTGAGCTTTCTCCTCGGGCTTAGCATACTTGGATAGGATATCTAGTTGATTGGTCAGGGGGATGGATTTGAATTCCCGCTGGAACGGAGACAGATGATCCTCAGACTCGTCTATCAGCTTCATTGCGTCATCACCAGTTATACGGCCTGTGGCCAAGGCTCGGCCTAGACCCTCACCATCGAACTTCCCGTGGTCCATTTGATACCGAAGCTGATACATGGTTTGGCGGCGGGTGAACTCGGCAGTGGTTCGAGGGCCAATAGCCCACTGGCGCTTGGCGTAGTCGAAGGTTTCTTGCTCGGCCTTGGTCTGGCCTACCCACTTGGGAGCAGGGAAGAAGCCCGCTTCGCCCGCAGCAAAGTGCTCGGCTGTACTGCGCCAGTCACCAGCAGACTTGTCATACTGTTGTAAGCCACTTTGAAAAGGCAGAGGAATGTTGTGCAGGGTGAGATACTTGCCTAGCTCGGCAGCCTGCTGAACAGGGGTATCGCCCTTGTGCCGGATCTCCGTGCCATAGTAATCTTGGTTGGTCCACATCTCATATGTTTGTTGCATCAGAGGATGGATCTTATTGAGGAAGCTGTCTCCCTGACGTTCGCTTTGGTTCAAGGAACGGATGGCAGAGAAGGCTTCCTTGTGGTAACCTGGCAGGGAGATCTTGGCTCCCTCAGGACCTGGGTAGAAATAATCTTCCAGCTTCTGTGGAGCCGCACCAGTCATGCCATAGTGCATGATAGCGCCCATGGTCCCGACAACCATCGGGAGGGCCATGACATAAGCGGCTTTGGCGGAGAGATCTGTGGGCTTGCCGCCCAGGGCCTGGGCTGCCTTACCTACGCCGAACTTGCCAACATCCAAGGTACCACCGAAGAGTTCGGACAAAGTTCCCCAGTTCCATCCGACGGATCGCACCGTTAATTGGGCCAGGTCCCTGGCGGTCTTATTCCAGAACCGATTGTCATATCTAAGCAGACCAAAACGATTGTCTACAGAATCCCAGGTTCGCCCAACCTCAGTGCGGATCTGATCGGGGCTGGCCCCCTTAGACAGGAGACTATCATACTGCTCCATGGCCATTTTGGTGAAGGCGCCCATCTTTAGATTGGGAACATAGTTCTGCATCAACCACTTAGAGGAAAACTCCGCCAGGGCAGGTAACCCCGTTTTTAGCGAGGATACTACGTCTCCGTCCTTGAATGCCTTCTTGAAGGCAGCCGTCCGCTGACCTTCCTGGAGGAGGTTCTGAGAACCTATCCCACCACCCACATCCTCCATTAGATCAGCATACTTGCCCAGGAAGGGATAGGTGCCAGGGACGGTCCACTCTTCTCGCATCATGTTGCCGAGGCGGTAGGTGTCGATCGAGGAGGGGACGATGCTCAAGCCCTTCATCATGGAACCAAAGCCCTTCATGGGCTTGCCATAGTTGAACATCTGCTGGAGGCCCAGGGCGACATCACTAGTGGCCGCACCAGCAACGGAGGTAAAGGTAAAGTGGAAACCACTGAAGCCAAGCTGGATCATGTTCTGGGTGTCGGCCAGGTTTCGGAGGGGATCATATATTGCGTTGCCCCTCAGCCCGGGTTTCATCCACCGATTAAAGATCTTGGCGATGTCTGGGTGAGCCCAGTAGTTGCCGTATTCCACCAAACCCCCCTGGCCGGGGACTCGTGGCTTGAATATAGAGTCATCAATCATCCGCCAGCCCTGGGGACGGGTTGCCCCGACCTTGGCCCACTGGACTAGACTCTTGTCTTTGAACTCCTCGAAGGCCTTGTGGGCGCTGATGTACTTGACGATCTGGTTCATCACCAGCATCTGCATCTTGACAGGGTTGTTGGTAACGGGCTCTGCCCCGTGGCCGATGCTCTCATCAATCCAATCATTAACACGCGACCTGGTGAAGGCCTTGCCTCCTTCAAAGGGTTGCTTAGAAAGGATCATGCTTTGAGCCGTCAACTGACCATTCTTCCCTTTAAACAATCGTCCAAAGTAGTTCTCGATACCCGGGCCAAACTTATCAGGATTGATTTGCTGAAGGGTAGGCCAGAGGATGTTCTGGTAGATGTCCTGAAAGCTATCAGCCACGGCCTGATCCTGGGCATTGAGGAAAGTTGACCCAGGCTTGCGTTCGGCGGCGTTGTTAAACCTAATCAAGTCTTGGATCGAGTCACCCTCATGGCTCATCATAACTTCGTGGAACTTGGTGTAGAGCTGATCTATGGAGCGGGCGCGCTCACCGAACACACTACGCATGATGTTCCGGCCTTGTTGCCCCTCGGGAGTTATGGATCCCCCTAGGGTCTGAAGGATATTGCCTACTATGTGGTTCGTCCCAGAGACCGCTCCTGCGGTCTTGTTCCACATGTTGAAGGCGCCCTTTTCTCGTTCGATCTTATTGCGGGCCATGGTCTCGGCGGTTCCCTTGGCCATTCCCTTCTTCATGTAGTTCTGGACTAGGTCATTGTAGAGGGTGGAATCTGCTAGGCCTTGTTCTGGTGTAGGCTGGGCAGCTTTTACATCCTCGCTCAAAACGGGGTTCGCTGCTCGGTCCTCGATCCTACGTCCAAGGTTCTGTCCAGGCGAGGCTAGACCTCGACGTTCCATGTCCTTGTCGATGGTTTCCATGGCCGCAGGATCGGTGACCCGCATGGCGCCCTCTAGCTTCTGTAAGGGAGGAAGGGGTTCTATCGGGGATCTCTCGGCGGGAGGAACGGGTTCTCCTGGTCCCTTGGTTGCTTCGGCGGCTTGAACGGGTTCCGGACTCTCGCGGGGCGTGGGCTTCTCGGCGGCTCCCCGAACTTCGGGCTGCGCGGATGTTTGATTGTCCAAGCGTTCGACACGGAACTTGCCTGCTTTCTCGGTGATCTTAAAGTTGCCCTTGCCATACAACTTGACTCCGGCTTGGGTAGCGGAGCGGGCATAGTTGAAGGCTTTCTCTTCGATGGGGACCTCGGGTTTGGGGGGCTTGACTCCCTCCTTGGAGAGGACCATGTATCTACTTATTGTAGAGGGATCTATCTGCTTGCCCTTGGCAATGGCAGCTGCCACCTCGGATGTCTTGGTGTGTTCGTCCATCACGGAGAGCATCCTGTCAGTAAGGTACTTCGCTCCCCACTGGCGAACGATCATCTCCTTGGCATCCTTGGGTTTGGCGCCTTCGATGAACTGTTGGATGTCTTGGGGAAGGGTGTCTACGAATCCTTTGGGGATGGTGGGCAACTCATGCCCGGCGATCTTGGTGAACTCTGCTCGGCTGATCTGATCGGCCCCTGGCTTTAGTCCAGAGAAGGATAGTTTACCTTGGATGAGATCATTGGTTACGTTACGAGCGCGAGCAAGCTGGGCACCCTTCTCATCAAGGTTAGTGCGCAGGGATGCTAGGGTGGCGTCTACATCCTCACGGGTGGCGTACTGCCCCCATGTGGTAAGGGCACGCAGCCCCTCGGTTTTAACCTGGTCTATGCGGACAGGATCCGCTCCGGCTTCCTTTAACTTGGCTACATCATTCATGGCGATTTGATACCGCTGCATGTGACGATTGGCCATGGTTGGAGCATCTGGATAAGGCGAACGATCCACCATGGTTTGACCGGTTCCGGTCAGGGTGAGCTTGCGCTTGAGATAGTCGGGCTTCTCGCCTGCGGCAAACTCTGGGGATTCAACGGTCTTGGTAGATTCTAAACGAGCAACCTTACGACGCAGGGCCTCGTAGTCTGCACTACCGGGAGTGGGTGAAGAGGGGGCTGCCTCCACAGGTGCGGGCTTAGGAGCCTCAATCCTGGCCTCAGGTGTCTTGGGTGTTTCAATCTTAGCAGCCTCTCTAATAGGGGCAGCGTGGGTTTCCCCCTTGACAGATTCAATCTTGGTAGGCTCAACACGAGCCTCTCCTCGAAGCCAACTACCAAGGCCGCTAGTTAATCCACCGGCAGCAGAGCCAGCTACTCCCCAGAATTCCTGAGCCTCAGGTGATGCACCAGCAGCCTTGGCCGCACGGCTTCCTGCCTCACCGCCCACTATGGAACCGCCTAGACCAGTCGCCATGGCCACTGGGGCTTCAAGTCCTCCGGCGATCATCAAGGGAGTCGCGGCTTCAAACAAGCCACTAGCCGCATGCGCAGTGCCTTCAGCCAATGGCCGAATGGGATGCATGGGATTGAGTTCGCGGGCCGAGGCAACTTCTCCAACACCTTGCGCAATCTTGGAATAACCACCAAGACCCAAGGCATCTCCCGCGCCTACACCTCGGGAAATTCCATAAGGGGTTTGTGTATTCACCAAGGGAAGCTTGCTTGCGGTATCAGCAATGCGACTCCAAGTAGAAGGCTCATAGGAATCGCTTGTGGCTCCGGGGATCGGACCCAGGGGCCTTTGCAAAGCAGGGAGCTGCGGACTCGCAGGCCCCGAAGGCAATTGAAGCTCCGGCCCCCGCTTGGGAGGATAGAGCTTCTGCATTGCTTGCGTGATCTGATCCCGACTCATCGTGTCCGGGAAGTCGATGAAACCTTCCGGACCTTGGATACGTTGATTGGGCATTAGTAGTGTACAGTTCCTGTTGCCGGGTCATAAGTCCCGACAGCACCTCCGGCTGCGCCACCCATAGGATTGGGGTTCATGATCTGTTGGCGTTGTTGGTTGATTTGATCGAGCTGGGTTTTGCGACGGCTGTCAACTTCGCTCTTAATATCTTTAAGAAGAGTCTTCTGATGGGCCGCTACCCACTGGGGATCTCCTAAAAGGGAAAGCCGGACTTGCTGATCGAAAGCTTTAGAGTTGGTTTGCTTGAGCTGATCATCAAGAGGTTTGATGGCTTCTTTTTGTTGGGGGGTCATGCCACCAACACTACTAGCCTGACCCAGTGGAACTAAGTTCGTGGTGTCCATCCCAGGGCGAAGTTCAACAGTTTTGTGGGTGGTTTTGTCCACCATCAAAGCTTGTTGCTCGCGCTGTGGCCGTTCAGGCATCTGACTCTTGTCTCGCCATTCCTTTTGCCATGCTCCTATCTCATTAGATCCAGGCATAGTACCTTGATGAGTATCCATATACTCTGTTTGCTTGGCGTCAAAGAACCGCTTAGCGGGATCTAACTCTGCCATCTTCGATGCTTTAGGACTGAACATCGGATTAGGGGTTAGATTGGTTTGCCCGGTGGTGTTGTCGGTAGTAGCAATATACGGATCCATTTGGCTCACACCGAAGGATCGGAAGTCATGGTCCGGCCGCCCAAGCTTTTGATTCTCGGCCCTTAGATGTTCAATATCTGCGGCTTGTAGATCTCGATGTTGCTGTCTGTCTATGATTCCTTCCATCATGTTAGCTGCTTGGAAGGGGCGCTCGAACTGCTTATTAATCATTCCCTGTCGAGCCATGCGGCCCTCAATCAAGCCCCCAGCAACATTGGATATACCTTCTCCCCAAGTGTCTGCTCCCCGCGTAGCGGCAGCCCCGAAGAGACCACCTTCCAGCATCCCGGCTACTTTAGGATGCCGTCCAAAGAAGCCCGTGTTGGGCAATATCGCATTAGGATTGACATCCTTCGGGGCGATGGGGCTTAGACCATATTGGCCTAGATAACTCTGGGCGGCTTGCCTGGCCGCAGGGTCATAAGTAAACTGGGAATAATCCGGCTGCCCGGCTTCTTGTCCGAGCATTGAGGAGAGCATGGGATTAGCTCCCAGGCCTCCTCCGTGACCGTAGCCCGGCTGTCTCATATGCGGCACATCTGATCGTTGCATCCGATCAGACATACTCATCATACGCATCATCCGGTATTCATTCATACCAGCTGTGTCTTGGAGACCGCCGTAAGCTTCGAAGGGGTTACTAGGATTTGCCATATTATTGGAACATCGCCATTTGAAGTGGGTTAAAACCCGAAGATCCAGGAACTGTCCCGAAGACTCCGGATGGCCCGGAAGGTGCGCCTGCAAAGACAGACCCTCCACTCGAAGGTATAGATTGCGGAGCTTGTGGACTAGAACCTCCACCCCCAAAGAGACTGCCGAGACTGCCCATGTTGCCTGTGGCCATCCCAAGTCCAGCTCCCAAGAGCTGAGGCAACCAGGTACCTGTCCCGGAAGTGGTCGTGGTGCTGTTTGAGGTTCCGGTACCACTTGATCCAGTGATCTGCGGCGAGAAGCTCATAGCTTGACCGGTGGCTCCCATCTGTCGATTGAAAGCATTCATGATGTTTGACAAGTTCGCTTGGGACATCATAGATAGATTGGATCGTCCGGTTTGAGCCTTCTGTGCGCCCAACCATCCAGCTCCTGCTTGGCCCGTTAAACCAGAGACCTTCTGATTTTGGCCGAGAACTCCCATGGCTTGTTGGCCCATGGCACTAGCACCAGCTTGCCCTTGACTACGCCCAAGATTGTAGAAAGGATTATTAAGGGGGTTGTTCATGTACTGTTGAAGTACATTACCGCCTCCTTGGGTCAAGGCGTTATAAATACCTTCAGCCCCTGGATTAAATTGTAGGGCATTGGTGCTAGATTGATTGCTATTCGTGTTCTGCTTTGTGGACATTAGATAGTCACTTTGTAACGGAACTCCGGTTCTTTGGAGACCCTCTGGCCCCCAAAGTGTTCGACGATCTTTAGATAAGCTTCATCTTTGACAGGGACTTGGAAGTAGTATTCCGTTACTCCCGCCCCTTTCATAATGTTTTCAATTCCCCAGATAAACTTGTACATCTTAGCATGGGAAGCCCCGTTATAAAATACCGGGTCAAGTTCATTACAAACCTTCCACACTGCCTTCATTTCTTCCATGACCATGACCCGGGACATTGGGGTTAGGTCAGACTCTGCTGCTATGGATTTAACTTCCTCTTCAGTTGCTAGACGAATCTTTTCCAGCATACTCCTCCTATTTGAATATGAAATGGATAGCCGTGGAGATCCCAGTACTAACCCCTAGTACCATCCCTCCGATTGTCCACCGTGCTTTCTTGAGATCTTCAACGTCCTCTTCGAGTCTGCCGACTCGACCGGGTTGCCCGTTACCTGCAAGTGATGTTAGTGTAGCTTCTATTCGACCCAAGGCCTCAGATACATGTTGTTGGAACTGTTCATTGTTTTCCATTAGAAGTTCTTGTAACTCATTCCTGAGAGGTCTACCCCCCCGCGACTACCACCACCCCCGGCAGTCCCAGTCTGGCCAGCTGTGCCGGTAAACAACTGACAGATAATAAGCACATTGAAGTTCTGATGAAGCACAGCAGCATTCGAATTAATAACCATCTGCTGATGAACAGGATCCCAACCAGTCCAGTACCAAGTGCTGGCACTAACTACTTTACTACCCGCTGCAACCCCGTGGGTGTGGACTACACTCGGAGACGTTGATAGTTTAGTAGGGACCAAGGTTTGAACACTGGCATTTTTGTCCTGGAGAAATCCCTTGGTCCAGCTGAGAGTTAATGTGCCCCCGGTCCAAGTGAAGACTATGTTATTGGTTGTCGGAGGGGCATGCAAATAATCTAATGCCACTGCTTGAAAGCCCAGGTTGCCAACCGCGTTCTCTAATGCACCTGTCCGCTTGACCAGGTTATCTATCTTGTCGATCTGGAGATTAACTTGATTAAGATCGACCTTGACGATGCGAGGCATTAGATAGTGTTCCAAGGAGTGAAGCGAAGATTGTAACCATTAAGAAACTCCATCAAGTTATTGGAGCTTTGAAAGAGAATCTGATAATAACGATCCGTGGAAGTCTGGGCAGCCAAATAAACCTTGAATTCGCCAAAGGGACTCACAACAAGAGGGGCGTTGCTAACTATCGTATTAGGCGTATCAAAAAGGTTTTCATTGGACGCCCCGAAGATGCTTACCAGTATTGAAGTATCTCCTGTAACTTCAAGTTCATCCAAGACTTTCTTGGCAGCGGGCGCGCCAAAGTGCATCCACGAAGTCCTTGCGCTAACAGGTATCACAGTTCCGTTGTCACTGGTTGCCGTCTGTTGATATTGATAGATATTCATATTATTGCCTGATATGAATAACCATTGAGGAACTCCTGCGGCATTGATATTGAAGAATGAAGCAACTGCTCCACCCGCAGGCTGCCAAATATACCAGTGCTGCCCTCGCATGTCGTAGACAAGAGTGGTGTCACAATAGGTTGTTTGAGCTATAGGAACGGAAAGGATGTAAAGATCAAACTCCCCGTCCGATACAAACATGGCATGCGCCAGAGTAGCACCTTGGGAATTAATGCTATTGAGAACATCCTGGACAGGCTTCCCTACATCCGTGTAGGTATTGAAGTCACTTCCGATAACTCGAAAGTCTGGTGTTAACCACATGCATCCAGCTGGTGTTCCTTGTTGGAAGACAATTTGCCAGACATCCTGATTGATCAATCCTACTTGAGGATGGACAATTTGGGGAGCCTGAAAGTTGGTAGGATCATTTCCAAGCAAACGCCGGATGTGGCTTTGAGTCCCTATGTAGAGGGTAGTACCATCTGTCAGAAGCCCAGAGACTGTCTCTGCTCCTTCAGAGATGTCAAAGTAATTACTGAGGGGCCAGCACTCTTCATACTTTCCTGCGATGAAGCCATTGGGCAATGTGAGTTCAGCAACTGACTTTGAGAAGAATATATTCTGGCCGTTAGCCATCCAAAGTCGCCCTTGATGTTTGATGGCTAGATTACCATTGATGCTGGTGGGCGGGGTGTTGTTAGTTACGCCAAATTCATTTCCAAATTGATCTGTAAACAGATACTCTTGCTGAAAGATCAAGGTGCCATCTGGGGTATTGTCCGTATAAGTTGTAGTAGCATTGGGGATGCTTGCCAAGAAGTACAGGATTGAGGGATCGCCGCCATCTGCTGTGGCTAGAATAATCTTGGAGTCAACTTGAGTATCACTAGATACAGGGATCGTACTCAACGCTACTACCTGTGATGTCAAGGGGCCTGTGCTGCCACTGGCGGCATTCAGATCACTGAACTGTCCAGTTATACTATTCTGAAAGACGCAATAATAAATGCGGCCAACTGTTAGAGTGATATTGCCTGCGCCACCGGGGGTTTCTGTTATAGCAGATAACCCGCCGTTGTAAAAGATCTTGATCCGGACATAGTCCAGGGAATAAGTAACACTCCCAAGAGTAGAAGGATTAACAATAATCAGAACGCCGAAATTGGTAACACTATTGAAATCACTGGGTAGCCAACTGCCTCCCCAAAGATTAGTCATCCCGCCGTAAGTAACGAATGCGTTGGTTCCACTAAAGGACGCTGTTATATCAGATCCATATACTGTTCCGGCTTTTACGAGGGTGACCGTTGCACTGTTGGAAGTAGGCGAACTGGCCTTCCCCTTAATATCAACTTCGATACCTGTGATGACAGCATTACTTGGAATCCCGCTAAATCCAAAAGTATCCGCTGAGATAGAAGCGTTGTTTGGATAGGATATTGTAGCGGTAGTAAAAACTCCATCGTTGGCTTCAATGTTTGTTGGATTGGTAAAGCCACTAGAACTCGGAATATTTGAAGGACCATTCGGTCCCGCCGTTAAAGCACCAGTATTGTTTACCATACTGATACCCCAATTAGAGGTGCCCCCGGTAGCTGCGCCATTCCATTTGGTTAGATCTGCGGCAGTTCCGTCATAGAAGTATTGGTAGCTCCTGGAAGTTAAAGAGCGGACCTTGGCAGCAGGAGGGCAGGTAGGACCAAATATACCGGCATTGTAGACTGCGCCGGTTTCAGTAAAAGCTGCAACTTGCTGGGGAGAAGAAACAACAATCGTTCGAAGATTGTCTTTGTCTCGCTGGAAGTTAGTCATCCAGTTTATAAATGCTGGGGGAGTGCCAAAGGGATTGAAACCCCAGCGTCTATTAAGGATGCCTGCTGTGACGGGCATCACATTGGTGATGGCTTGCCACTGAGATTGATCCTGGGCCGGGGGTTCCGTATGGGAATCTTGCCCCGTGGCAGTAAAGCTATCCCTTATGTAACGCTCCGGTTGAAGAGGGGCGTCCTCTGGATTGAGGGGATCGAAGGGACGAATTGGGGTATTATACCAGGCCATCTATTATCTAACCCCGTTTTGGGGCGAGGAGTTACGGTACAAGGAAGCCAAGATCCAACGTCTCCACATCCTGAAGTGTGTTGCCGGTAGCAGCCGCATCCACCTGGAAATAACCCGGGCCACGTGCCATGAAGTTTATGTCACGGATGATCTTCGTTAGACCGTCCTGATAGAGGGAATACCACCGAAGCGCTTCCTGGGGCCGGGTAAGATACATGAATGCCAGGGCATTGACACCCGCTATTACGACGTGCTTGTAGTCATCCGGGATCTGGATGACCTGACTGGCGCTAGTTAATTGGATGCGTTGGCGAAAATAGCGGAACTCAATGACATATCCGCCCAGGGGCTGGACGTTGTTCTGAGTAGGGACTTCAGGGCCAGTGGTTGTAAGCCCGCTGGTGGGTTCCACCCAGGGGACGGATGTTGAGATCAGGGAGGCTTGGAGGGTTAGGTTACCCAGGGGAATAAAGTCCCGCTCATTCGTGGCAGCGGATGCTGCATAGACATTGTATCTATCATATTGAACACCAGCTGAGTCGGGCTGGACCCCAAGCTGGCTCAAGGGCTCGCTGGGTGGGTTGACCTTCAACAGGACATTCGCCGGGAGGTAAACCTGGGTAGCATACGGTGCCGTGGACTCGTTGCCAAAGGAATCCACAAAGGTCACGGTAACAAAGTACAAACGAGCGGGTAAACTTCCTCCGATTGTATTTGTGCAGATCGGTGTCTCGGGCTGGGGCTGGTAGGTGTTTTGGTTGTCGGGAGCGGGATATATATTAAGTACGTTGGGAGACTGGGCATCTTGTCTCCAGAGATCAGGTCTACCAGGCCTTGAGGTAGAGTCAGGAAATGACAATTGAACAACTGTGGGGGCGTCATCTGTCTTGCCAAGCTTGCGGAAGTTGGAACGGTCAATGACGGACTTGTCGTTGATGCTGCGAAGATCAGTAAGATTGAGGAGAGTATCAGCAGCATTGAAGGGTCCAGTGTTGATGGGGCCAACCCAGTAGTTTGTTACTCCTGATTGGGTGATGAAGGATTGAGGAGGAGCAAGGAGAAAGATCCACTTAGATATCCCAAGCATCTCCAGGGAGACTCGATTGACATAGTCAAGCAGGAGAGCATTGCTCGGGGGATTGGTCCCCGACAGAGTCTGGCGCACATCCTGGGCAGTGGCATTCATGATGCTCTGCGCTTGGGTAGTCGTGGAGAATAAAATCGGCATTAGTCTTCTTCCCACAGGAGGGACATGGTCCACTCCCCATCGATGTTCTCTAGTTTGGTTATGGACTCCGGAGGAGGACCACCCTTAACAGGAACATCACCAATGTTGCGATCGCCCAGCACAGAAGGAAGCGCCAGGAGATTCCGCGAATGCACGACACCCACAAGGATTTCGTCTTCGTGAACAGTGGCATAATAGAGCATCCTATCGAGCCCTGCCGCCCATCGGTAATAGAAGTCGCAATAGCTTTCCCCTCGGGGAGCTTTGATGTCAGGATGATCCTGGAGCCAGTCCATCAAGGGAGCTACATCCTTAATCGGTTTGCCACTTAGATCTCCCAGGTTCCATGGTAAGAGAGAGTTCTCGGGGATCACCTTGGCGTGGCGGGGATCCGCCACGACCATGGCAGTCATCATGGCCCTTTGAAGGGGAGAACTTAATACTCGCTGAATAGGGTAGTCCATGGCTCGGAGAAACTCCGCTGCCTCCTCAACCCCCCGCTTCCCCTCTACTGAGAGAGGTATATCGGAGTATCCCCGGATGGCTTCATTCTTGGGATCATTGAGTGGGGTTTCCCCGTGTCGGACTAGGAGGATGGTAGGGTTCATATTCCTCGCCAAAAACGGGGTCTACTTATAGAAATCATGGTGGCCAATCGAAGCAACCTTGGTCATGCTTGCTGCCCACTTGGGCAGGACAACTGAGGGATTAAAGTAGTGGGTTGCGCCGTTGGTTATATCGGGTACCGTTTTAAGGTAGATTCCCTCGGCCAATAACATGGCTTGTTCGAATTGAACATCGCCTTGGACGGGCCATTGGACCAACATCGGGTCGCCTGGAGCGGTAAGACTTGAGAATTGCCAAGCCTTCTCGATAACCTGGTTATAGGTTAAGGCTCCGGTGACTCGATTTCTTATGACGCAACCCACAGCTTGCATACCGACCTGGCCTTCACCCCGGGCTTCACGCCAGAGTGTGAGGGCTAACACGGCTTTATCCCAATCCGCCCAGGTCATGTATTTAGGTGGTCGAAATCCCGCTCGCATCAACTGGATGACTGCCCACTTGTGCTGCGGTCTTGGAACCGAAGTACACAGCGTTTTCGGCTGCGAGATCTCGGTTCGGTTGAAGTAGTCGAACGCATGACCGGTTAAATACTTTAACACGATCGCGAACGTAAGCAGCAATCGGAGGGGGGACCTTGTAGGTTTCCCCGGCTTCGAACACATGCTTGTTGATGGAGACGATGGGGAACTCCTTGCCAAGAGGATCTTCGTCAGGGATAGTGACGAACTCCCAATTGGTCTGGTCGGTTTCCCAGGCGTCGACTGCGGCAACATCCTTTGCAGTTTTAGCTAGAGACATGTTAAGCTCCGTGTCCGCTTACGCCGGTGTAGCCCGAATCTCCGTGACCAGAGCCAGATTGCTCAGAAGTCTCGGGGCTTTCTAGCCCTGCTCCGCCAGGAAGCTGGCTTAGCATTGGAGACCGCATTCCTTTGTCTAGTTTCTGGTCGAGATGGGCGTGTCCTTCAGGGCGATGCATGTTTCGAATGCTATCACCAGGACCTGCTTGCTCGAATGAATGACCCATAGTATTGTCCTCGTGTGTTGATGGGGGAGGGGTGAACCTCCCCCAAGGGTTTAGTTAGTGATGCTATTCGCACCAGAGCTACGAACGCGCCGTATCCAGTTTTGGTTGGTGATCACCGATTTAAAGGCGAACTTCCACCCAATCTTACGGGATTGCTGCAAAGGATCCAACTGGCCACCAGGGGCGACCACATAGACCCGGAGGTTTTGCAAGTCAGTGATCTGATAAGCAAAACGGGCAATACCGAAGCTAGAATAGACTCTCGAAGACTGACCAGCCGTTGTTTGGGAGGTAGCTGCGAAAGCCGGGCTGTTCGAACGGATGACTCTGAAGCCACCCAGCATTCCAACTTCACCCCGCCAGATCTTCTCTGGAGAACGGAATTGGTTGGAAGCCTTGAAGTCCGGATCCTTCAGGAGGCCAGCGTAGACCTGAGGAGGAGTGACGAATACATATTCGCCCCCTTCAAAAGGTCGGCCGCCTTGATCCTGGAGGGCCGCATCGAGTTCAACGAGATCGACGTAGGCCACAAGATCCGAACCAAGCAGGGACGTATCACCGGCCCTGTTGTTCGGGTAATAGGTGTTCGTTGCACCATTGAGGACGTTGAAGATCAGCTGGTCGTAAGTTTCAGCCGCCTGCAAGCCAAGGATGTAGATCGTGCGCTCAATCACATTGTGACGAGCGGTGATCTCAGCCAAGTCAGACAGACGAACCACGGATCCATACTGCTCGATCGTCGCTTCAATCTGGTTTAGGGTTAGACCAACAGCGTCGGGCGGGATGCCTTCAGTCAACTGTGTCGGGGTAGCAGCAACCGTCAACTTCTCTTCGCGGACGAAACGAATCGTCTTCGAGGAGTTAGAAGGCAGTGGATGCTTGTCTCCGAATTGGTCGAGGATGGTATTGAACTCGGCCACTTCCAAGAGACGGGCAGACATGTAGGTTATCAACTCAGCAGCAGTTGAGCCCGCATTGCCTGCCGATCCCGCTGTAACAGTGACTACATCCGGACCGAAACCGAAGGCAATAAACAGCGCGTCAATTAAAAAAGACAAATAGCGGTTCATGTTTCCTTAGGATTTGGCCCGCTACAGACCAAGATCACCCCAGTTTCTATCTCCAATTCCTCGGGCTTGCTGATCTTGAATCAGCGCTTTACGTGCCTCGCGGTTGGTAGTCCAGTCTTGGGGATTTGGCCCGGGGGCTGGTGGAGTTAGAGTAGAGGTGTTCATGGTACGGGTAGTCGGGGGATTTTGGACAGGTGCGGCCACTGGGGCCGCTTGAGTCTGACTCGCCTGTCGGTTCAAACCCTGATTGATTAAGTAGAGAGACTTGTAGACTTCTGGAAGTCGCTCTGCTGCCTGGGGATTGCTCTCCCCAATCTGTAGCATTTCCTTATAAAGGGGGATGCTATCTACAGTACGTTTGAAATCCGCGCTTCCAATAAAAGCTTGGAAGTCAGGGATCTCAGTTGAGACCTGCCGGATTGCGCGCTGCCGGGCGGACTCAGCCATGAGGGGAGCATAGGGGGCCAGGACAGATTGAACTACCTCGGTCTGGTACTCATGCTGGACCTGCTCATAGGCTGCTTCATCGCGGCGCTGGACAGCGTCGGACAAAGCTTGGTAGTACTTCTTACCATTGCCTAAGTACTTGTACTGTGATTGGGCTGCCGGGGCGGGAGCTTGTGACTCCTGACGGACAGCGGGTCGTGGATCATTAGGGTCAAAACCTTGCTCAGTGAGAAAGGCTCTATATCGTGCAACCAACTGGTCCTTGTATTCAAGGCCCTTGGCTGCTTCCTCAGCAGTTTTATAAACCGAGTCTCCGGCTTTAAGGAAGACTTGGTCTGCTTGTGGCGCCTGCGGAGGCTGTGTTCCCTGCACTGCTTGTGGCGGTGCTGCGGGTGGTCCTTCGGGTGGGAACAAATCATCGAAGGATACATCTGCCCCCGGGGCTCCGTTCATGGGTACATATCCTAAACTAGCTGAGGGGGAAACGTCGTTTGGCATAGTATGGTCCTTTGTGAGGATACTACAGATTTGAGCTTGTGGCTCAGAGATTAGGCACCGATGAGATCAAGGCTGGCTTTCATTCGTTTGAATTCAGCTTCCTCGTCTACAACGGCTGGGCGCGTGCTAGGCTGAGATTGTGTCAGAGCCAGGACATCACGCTCAATGAATCCGGCCCAGTAAATCCCGGCCTGGATATATCGGAGTTGAACCTCGGTGAGATTCAAGCCCTCTTTTAAAGAAGTTTCAAGCGCGGTACGCTGGAAGCGCAGGCGCTGCATAAGGTAGATGAAGCCGGGGTGGTTATTAAGAGCTTTGATAGATTCTCGAAGGTCTCCTGTGATCTCCGGGAGCTTGCTTCCCTTCTCGACTTCAACTATATGATAATGATGGTGATCGTGGTGAATGTCTTTGAACATGTTCCCTCTCTTGATCTAACCCCGTTTTGAAGCGAGGAGTTAATGCACCCCATATTTAAACTCATTGATCTCTGTTTTAGGATACCCAGAATTGCGGATCATTATATCCCAGTCATACAGAGCATCGGAATTAGATGCATTGCCCGCCGAGTCGGGTTGAAATTCCGGTTGCTGATCGGCAAGTCTTTTTTCCTCGGCCCGAGCCTCCCCCTCACGACCGGGACCGATTACATTGCTTTGGTGCTTGTCAGCTCTCCCGACTTGAGGTTTATACGGCCTGAAATCTGGTTGTGAGGTATCCATTATTCTCCTTCGGGGACTTCGCCCATCCCCTCTAGTCCGAATCCGCCTGCGCCCATTGACTGAGCTAGTTCGCGGATCGGACCGGTGAGTCCTGCCCCTGGTATCTTGCCTTCGAATTGCATCGTCCGAGGACGCCCGTCTTTGCCTGTGGTCTTCTGAGGCGCGGACTGTCCAACACGAGCTTTGCCTTCTGTCTGGAGCATTGCCTCCATCATCATCATGTCAATCTGTTGCTTCTGTTGCTGCATCTGCATCATTTGGACCTGGGGCGGGGCAAGGAGAAGCTTGTTGATGTTACGGATCTCGAAGGCTTTGTACAGTTCTTTGGCTGTCTCGTAGGGGTTTACATAGGGGGCGAAGACCGGGCTCTGGGACATGATGTTCATGAGGGCCATGATGTTACGCTGGCGGAGCATTCGGTTGGAGGCGTAGTTAGCGGCGACCAAGTCGAAGTCCAGGGTGCCAATGAGTTCCTCTGGCTGGAGGGTGATCCACTTTTTGATAGAAGGGTTCTCACCAGTAATCTGAACCTCGATGGGGTCAGAGATGTATTGCTGGACCATCGAGGCGCACATTGTCAAGAGGGGCTGGAGGATGTCCAGTTCGAGATTGCGAATGAACATCTTGAAGCGATAGTTGGACTCCTGCATTACTGAGGAGATGCCAGTGGCAGTCTTGTTGTTGGTCGGGGATCCGGTTCCCTTGGAATAGAAGTCACTCACGCCCGAGGCTGTCTCGATCATGTTCTTGTAAACATCCATGACCTGATAGTCGCCTGCGGCAGGGGTAAAGAAGGGTAGGGGCATGATCACCTTGGTGGGGTCGCCTGTTACACCGACCTTGCCACCTGGGACGTTGAAGCTCTGGAGCGAGTCCATGTCAATGTCGGCGTTGGTGTCATATGCATACCGACGATTGATCGATAGATTCCAGTTGTCGGTAATCATGTTCAGGAACTTATTGAGGGACTCCGTTAGGTCGGAGATGATCTCAATGGCTCCCAGGCCGAAGATCTCATTGGGAAGTTTGACATAATCCGTATAGAGGATCGGAGCCTTCTTATGCATGAATGGGATCTCGCCATGATACAGGAGGAGGGGGACACCTGCGTAAACCTTCCGCTTGAATGGACTATAACCAGCGGCTCGATAACTAGCGCGGAGATCCTTCCAGGAGATCGCCTCTGCATCCTCACCATACGTGAGGATAGTCTGGGTCTGCGCGTATTCGTCCCAAACTTCGGCAATCCGGATAATAGTATCCATCGGGTCTTCTGGAGCGCGCACATTGCTACTAACGCGCTGAACAAGCTTCTGAAAGCTGTCCGGGATATACAGGGGCTTCTTTGAGGCGTCCTGCTGGGCGGCCTCTAGAGACATGTTCTGCTCACGGACCATTTGGCCGAGGGTGCGCTCGGTGAGGTGGGCGACGATGCCCCCATCGGGATCGAGGAGCAAGTCATAAACATCTATGGCGGTGAACCGGGGACGGCTGCGCGGGACTTGCTTCTGGGCTGGTTGATAACCCAGAATAACAGGTTGCAGCATAGGCTGCATGGTATCTGGATTGATCGTGGGTTGAACAACCACTTGACCATTGTTATCAAGTAGGGGGATTGGCTGGCTATAAGTAACCAGATCATAATCCCAATCCCAATCGACCTTGATAGCGGCATTACCATAGATAACAATGTTGCGAACCAGGGACTCGAAGGCTTCGATGAACTGACTGCGCTTCAAAAGGCGAAGCAGGACCACCTGCATCTTCTCGGCGGCGGGTTCATCCTGGGCGCTGCGCCCTTTGGTTTCTAACCAGTCCTCGTAGGAGAAGAATGCGTCGAGGACCCTGGAGACGATCGTCTCGACATTGCTGAAAGGATACGGAACAAATGAATTGGATCGGGGTGTAACATTGTCGGGATAAAAGCGTTGATCGCGCTGTCCGAGATATTGTTTGTAGAAGAACGCTCGTCGTTGATCATATTGTTTCCTGAAATACCTCATCCTCCGCAGGTGATTAATCGCCTTGTTGGTTATGTCGGCGTTCGGATCATCGTAGGTACTTACGAAGGGGGTGACGGACGGATTGTTATATTCTAGCGGCAATTTTCCTCTTTAATTACTGCTCATGGATAGCGCTCCGCGAAGCAATCTACCTCACCAGTAGAGGATACATTGGCGGCTGCGGCTGTGTCGGCGGCAATTTGGATCGAGAATCCTGCACCTCCAACCGCACGATTAAGGGTAACAATATGGGGCTGGCCAGTCATGGTGCCGACCAGGGAGCAGGAGAGAGCATAGTTGTTATCTGGTAGCTGACCGTCCCAATTGATCTGGGCCGAAGTGCAGGTTGCCCCGATTGAACCAGCAGTTGGGCAACTGCCCCCAAGCGTGCCCACTATAACCTTTCTTGCGGAACTCGCGAACTGCCCGATGGTTGATGTAACTTGGTTTGTTGAATTCGCGAGAAGATATGGGCCAACGCTGTAGGTATTGAAATACTGCGGACCAATTATAGTGTCAGCAGGCTCGGCAGTACAACCAGCATTGACGTTTCCGATATGCGTCCCATACTTGAACAGATTTGTACTAGTCCCGGAGATATACTTGTTGGCGAGAAGCATATTTGAACCGGAATCAATAATACGCACGCCATCGATTTGATTGCCTGTCACTGAGGCTTCGGTATTGAACGTATTGCCCATCAGGAAGGCGTTGCCTAAAATATTACACGAAGTGCCATTGTAACCATTGATAACTACGTTGCTTTGCGTGTTCTCACAGGGAAGAGAACCACTTCCACTCCCTCCAGAAGCACATACACCCACGCTCGCGATTGCTGTAAACCCATTACCAAAGAGGAACAATCCGCCATGCAGGAACGCCGCGAGGCTTGAATCTGAATCTACATTTGCTAGTACTTGCGCTGCATTGTTATTTGAGGAATCCGAATCAATCAACCAAACAACGGAATTGGTTGTCGTGAGGCCGTTCCCAGAATTTTGTTCAAAGAACGAGTGATTAATATGAAAGTCGGTAGTGTTGCGGATGACCAATCCATCACCATTAAGTGAACGATTGAATGCTACGCGATCTAATCTTCCGCCTTGTGCTTGATTGGCCGTCGTCGTACTTGTGATGGTGGCATCGTGACTGCCACATTCGACGAAGGATGAGGCCTGAATAAACATATGGTCACGCGCGCCGCCCGAGGTATCGACGGAAAGGCAGACGGTGGAAGGGTTGGTTGGATTATTGCCATTGAGTTGGATATCGTGAATCTCGACGTTCGCTCCATCGATGGAGACCATCGTCGTGAGGTTCGTCGAATTCGCTTGCTTAATCACTACCGCTTGGTTAGTCAACGAGAGTACATCTTCGTTTACACTTGACGGAATACCATTAATTGAAGCTCCGGTTTTGAGCGTGATCGGAGCGGTTTGAATCCACGTTCCGCCTTGAATGAAGTCCAAAGCATGATAGGTATTAATCGTCGGTGCGGTGGAGATCGTAAGTCCACAAGCTTGGTTAACCTTAATTCGCCCAGGAACTGCGCCAAGCACCGCATCTGCACCCACAATATGCGCGCCGCAATCGGTACCGCCAATAGGCGCAACCGAGTCGGCATAGACTATTCCTTCTATATTGGCGGCACTGACCGTACCGGTAAAAAGTGCAGTACCTGAAACTGTTAGCCCGGCGATGGTTGGGGCTACGCCAAGCACCATTGGACCCGTGCCTGTGAAGGTACCAAGGGCAGTTCCATTGAGAGTCAGGCCGGATGTAAAGGTTACGGCTCCATTGAAAGTATTATTACCTGTGAAGATATTATTGAGCGATAGCCCTGGCTCTACAACAGTTTGGCCAAAGGCTGCTGCACCCAGAAGAAGTATCGTAGCTAGAAGTCTTTTGATCATTCAGATAACACTGTGATGATGCTCGTATCTTCATCACTTACAAACTGGTTACAAACGCAACACCAGCATCGAAAGTCGGCCATTACTTGGACACCTGCTCCTCCACAAGTGTTGCAAATAACTCCATCTGCAAAAGGAAATGAGGACATGGTTACGTCAAGGATTCCGGGGACTGAAGTGTCTCTGCTAGATGGAGGGGGAGTATAAACTTGATACAAGGATCCTGTGTCCGTTATTTGAAGACTCCAATAACTACCATCAGATGCAAAGCCTTGATACGCAGAGGGTGCAGTGGCATCAGCGCCAATTTGTGTTTGTTGCGTAGTGCCTTGAGGACTAGCCTGCAAGTTCCATGTAAATGAGGGTGAATTGATGTGGACCGCCGCAGGAGTAGTAAAAAGCACTGGACTTACGGCGATCTGGCCGCCCGGAATAAATACTATTGAATATGCTTTGCCGGTGTTTACTTGAGGAATTAATGGAGTACAAGAATGGGTTATTCCACCCCCTCCTCCCCCACCACCTGTTTCACTGAATGCGGCGGATACTCCAGTACAATAATCCGAAGGACTTACAGTAAAGGTTGCTTGTTGGGTTCCGGTGCTTATTAGGTAAGCTCCTGCTGCTTCAATGTTTCTGACTCCAGATGTATTGATAATATCTGCAACCCATCCTGCGGTAGTACAAGCAGTGATAACTCCACTTCCACCTGCACCAACATCATTTGTTCCAGAAGAATTTACAAAGAATGTACTTTGACTTATGGTTCCACTTGTACTAGCACAAGTGAAACTTGATACAGGAACATTTGTTTCTTGAGACCCTACAGTTTGAGCAGTTGTTATTCCGGTACCTGAGATTTCATATACGATGATTGCCGGGATTCTGCCGCTAAAAAGTTGCGAAAAGGTTATGCTAGTTGCAGCTAAAGTGGTATGAAGGATATGAATGCCTTCGTAGGAATTGCCATTAGATGAACTTTGAAGATGCGTTAAAGATTCTCCGGCATTGGTAGCTAGGGCGATTTGAACCCCGAAAGCAATCGCTGCTTTGTTTATCATTACAACGGCAATTAACCAGTTGCCGATAGTAGACGTTCCAGATAAACTGAATGTTCCGGTAGTTAATTGTCCTGTATTAGGATAGACCGTTTTGTTAACAAGAGAGATCACTTAATCGGTAGAGACTGGTTTCCACGCAGGCGCAATCTGTTGAATAGGCCGACCCCTTCGCCTGTCGACCACCTCGTGGTCCCCGTGGGTTTTCATGCAGTGCTCACACCAGATAGTGCCGTCGGCATACGTTCGGCAAGCCTTGCGTACCTTGCGACACACATGGGGGGCTGGGTAGACTTCGGTCATGTTGACGTTCAGGGGCATTCGCCGGTTAGGCGAGGGCACTCGACGATCGATGATCTTAATTGAGGGCATTAGCCTGCTGCTACCATTGGTTGGATCCAATAGTTAATTGAACCTGCGCCAGGATTAAAGATTCTAATTCGATCATGCTGGGCAGTGAGTTGGTAGACCGCCGTCACGCCAGATGGTATGCGATAGTCAGTAGCAGCTGCGGCGGGCATCCCCGAGTTGCCGAATCTAATATTAATATCTCCGTTGGCATTGATTGCAAACAAGGAGTTCTTTTGGCCAGCGAGAAGTTCCGCCGTAGAGGTAGTACCTCCTAGCGTGGCGCTAAGATCCGCAGTATTGGTATTGGCAGTTGCCCCACCAATTGGATTGAAAATTGCTGCAAATGTTGACATAGTTAAAGTCCTAGTTAGTGAGTACTGAACCTGAAGTCATCTTACCGCCTTGAATACTATTGGTATTGGAAGGCACGGTTGTAAGAGGAGCAATCGCCACTCCCTCAACGATGTAAGCACCGCTTGTCCCGTTGAATGCTGGAGTCTGGGCTACGCCCGCCCCACCTGAGAGGACTTGGTACTCGGCAGAATTGCCTACGCCGTCTGCGGCTCCTAGCGTCCAAGGTGCGGTCGCAGTCGTGGCACTGCCAAGCAAACACGCTGCCCACACAGATTCATTGCCCAGTGGCGGAGTAATGTTGGCCGCTGTCTGGTTGCAAGTGCTTGCCGCGCCGGAGTTTGACCCAACAGCGTTGAAAGTAGTCGTTCCGCCGGTCTTGTCATTACCCGAGAACTCTCCTCCCAACACGATTGAAAAATTGTTACAATCGCTTGCTCCGGTGAAAGTTGCCACGAATGGATCTAGGGTAGTATCAGGCGCAATCGCTACAAACGTAGCCCCCCAACTATTCGATCCCGTACTAGCGGGCGCAATTCGTTGCGTGATAGTCCAGCCCGGAGAGGTTAAGGTGATGCCGCTGATCGGGCTTGCTGTCGGATGGCACTGGGCAAAGAAAACCACGGCATCCCCGACTGCGTTTGCTGCACAGGAAAATGAGCCTGAGCCTGAAGCAGCAAAGAACTTATTGGCTGGGACGCATCCATTCGGGACATAGGCCATGACGGGCGTGGTAAAAGTTTGATCGTTGCCGTAAGCTGTGCCGACTGAGTTTGTAGCCTTGGCTCGATAGTGATAGGTCGTTCCGGGAGAAAGTCCGATAAGCGAGCTATTCCACGGGGTTACCGTGCCGTCTGAAGTGCAGGGTGCCGTGGGATTAGAACTGAGTCCGTAGCACGTCCCTTCCGAGGTCACTGCCGCGCAACCTCCAGTACAGACATAGCTATTGCCCACGATGTTGACCGAGGTCGCTTGTAGGAAGGAGGTCGTTGTGCTTGTGGTCGCCGTGGGCAACGTAACTGCTGCGACGGTGAATGTCGCTGTCGCTGTTGTGCTGTTGTCAGTGATTGTTTCGGTGGCATTCGTCGATCCCGCAGTGAGCACCGCTGTTGCCGTGGTGTTCGAGGTTATCGTGGCTGTCCCGAGACTCGCCCCTGTGCCTCCGCTCTCACTAAATAGGTTGCTGGTCGTGTAATTCCCATTCCCTGTATCCGTCTGCCAAAGCGTGTTGGTTCCGGTCATAGTCAGTGTGGGCGTGGTGTTTGCCGACCCCGAAGTGGGAGAGATAACCAAGGTTGCTGCGGACACCGAAATCGTGGTACTGATCGAGTCAGTGGTATCTGTGATCGTCAGCGTTCCCGTGCCCGAGCCGGTTGTGATCTGAAGAGTTTCAGAGGTTGAGGAACTGTTCGACTTGCTAACCAGGGTTGCCCCGGTCACTCCCGAAATCGAGAATGCCGTGCCGCCCGTCCAAGAAGTACCGCTGCCCGTTAGTGCCACGGCAATATTCTTGCTGTGCTGAGATGGGATTATGGCGGGAGTGGCAAAGAAGCTGGCACCGGCTGATGCGAATTGATACGCCCCGGTATCCCATGTGCTGCCGCGAGCGTTCTCAGTGATCGCAGGGCAAGTCAGCTTGTGGTTTGTGGTGTTGTAAGAACAGGCAAAACCAGTCCCACTTGAGCAGGCGGTCCCAGCAGCCGCATTAAGCCCGGTGATCGTTGAGCAAACAGAAGAAGCATTCCCCCCGGCGTGGACAGTTGACACCGATCCGGTTTGAGGGGCAAAACCGTTGGCATCATTGTAGCCTTGCCCATTGGCAGTCGAGAGCGTCTGTAGAATGTCATTTGTGAATGGGGCTGGCGTGCTGCATACGCTTCCATTTGTGCAGATAAATCCCGCCGTGTCCGAACCGATTCCGTGATTGTTGCCGAAGAACACTGTCGCTGGACAGTTAAAACTACCATTCGGAGGGCCGTCGCAAGAACTTCCCGAAGAGAAATTAGTGCCATTGCTACACAAGTTGGTGTCTTGTCCGCACTCAATGGTGTTGTTGAAAATGTAGTAGGTGCCGTAATTCACATTGTTGTGACCGACAGGACCGATCCCAGAAAAACCAACGTTGTTAGCATAGTTCACGTTATTGAAGGCGTACATCACGTTGCCCGTGATGCTGCTGCCAATGTTGTTATTGAACCACATTCCTCCGCCTGATCCCGCTCCCTGTGCCGGAGACAGACTGAAGGCATTCGTAAGCAAATTGTTGTAAATGAATTGAGTGGTACACTCTGCTGGGCCTTGAATGGATAGCAGGTTAATGTGTCCAATCACACCTTGCCAAGCATCGCTCTGGGGAGAGTTATTGAACCAGTTGTCATGCCAATTACACGCAGCCGCACTTGAAGCATCTGCGACCCAGGCAAGATAATTGTTGTAGATACAGGAAACATGACCATAAAAATAATGAATCATGTCCTTCGTGGTATCAGACCCATCAGCTATATTGTCATGGTAGCAACTGCCGGTTGAGGAACTGTCGTCACTGTATCCAACAGGGCTGTCGTAGTCACCATTAGCTGCTGTATCGTGCGACCATCCGTGGACATACATACGTTGAAAGTGGGAATTTTGAGCGCCCGTGAAATGAAACAAGGTGCCTGAAGTATTACTATTCCCGGCCCCGTTTCCTATGGTCTTTGACCCAGTGACCTCGATGTTGTCAAAGACGGTGTAGTTTCCCCAGTCGCATAATAGAGCGCAATTGGATGGATTGGCTTGACCGTAAGCACCGATAAAGCTAAGGTTCTGCATATTGAAGATCGGTCGCGCCCATGATCCCCCAACAAACCAAGTAATATCAAACCCGATGTACATGAGATGACTAGCATTGCCGCTCCATCCCGGTGCCCAATATATTCCTAGCTCAGAGTTCGTCCAGGTATCCCCGCCGCGCATTATCATCCCCGTACCCGCAGCAGGTGTTACTGATGCGCAGGTAGCCGTGCACCCAAACATACCTGGAACATGAAGAAATGGGGTGCTTTCCGACGTGCCGTTGTTGCTGTCTGAAGCACCGGCCTGCTTGGAGGCGTAATAGCAATTGGTCACACCCATGCTGGACAGTGTGACGTTGAAAGGTTGCGCCGTTCCGTAGTTTGCCCCAGTCGGGCACGTGCCCCCCGCACCAAAGGCAGGCAGAGCGAATAACAGAAACGGAATGAGTCGAAGTAGTTTCATTGTCCCTTGAAAGCTATGGCTGAAGCTGAAGCTTTATCGCCGCTGCCGGAATCGGTCCAAGTTGGTGCGGTTCCTGTAGTCGTATTGATTGCCGCCGCATAACCGGAACCGAATCCCGCAAGGAAATCTTCAAAAGTCGTGTACCCAGCCCCGCCCGTGATGGCGGTAATGTTGTTATTTTGGGGCTGGATTGATTGAATGATCACATCCTTGGTTCCGTTGAGCGTGAGTGCAACACCGGGGCAACTAGTACCTGTGCAGGTTTCCGTGGTGATCTTGCCTGCTGCGTCGTAAAGTACAGTACTACCGGACCATGCTAGCTCCCATACGTCGGCACCCCAATTTACCGAAGCCGAACTTGTGGAAGCCAGGTTGACCGTGAGGCTAGTCCCACCGGAGGCGGGAGCAAGGTTGTATATGCAGTAATTTTGAAAGTTGATTCCCGCGCTGGGATTCCAATCGGTATAGCAGCCGCCATCATTAATCCACTGCCCTCCGCTGATTCCCGAAATAGACGTGAACATCGTTGGGGCATTGTTGTTGTTTATGCTTAGGGTAACGACAAGCATGTGTCCCGTACCAATCGCCGTAAGCCCGGTCAAAGCGCAAGTGAGCGTATTCGAGCAGGTATGATCGTAGCTCTTATGCTGAATGACGGACCATGTTCCCGCACCTGAACTCGCGTTTGTGGACATAAGCGCCATACCGTTCGCTATGAATGAACCGACGCCAGAAGATGTATTGGTGTCGTGCGTCCATGTCCACGTTTGCGAAGCCGTTGACGTTGCGTTATAGAAATCCCCGACCCCAGCATTCAAGTCGCAATGAGATGGATTGCTGATGGTTGTGTAGTAGCAATTCTGTTGGTTAGCCCCGCTGGGCGCGGACAATCCCGTATAACTGTCCCACTGCGACCCGATCTGCCCAATCATCACTTCGTTCTGGTTTGTTGGGGTGCCACTAAAACTGGTGACGTTGCCCGACCCGCCAGTCTTGTTCTGTTCTCCAAAGGTTTGCGCTAATCCGCTAGGTCCGAATCCAATATCCAAAGGATTGGTGTTACCTGCTCCGCAAATATCGTGCATCCAGAAGGAAGTGCCATTTCCTCCGCTCGATCTGGGATTCATTGTCCAAGTTACGCTGTAAACTCCTGGTGAAACGCCCGAAGCTAACCACGCATTCCCTACCGCATTGAAATCATCGGTCGCTTGGCTAAGGGTAGTGCTGCCAATTTGCTCGTAAGTATTCGTTCCGTCACTTGCAGATGTGGCATAAGCGCAATCCCCGCTAAATCCGCTACCATTGCAGCCCGAGTTACTCAACACCGCGATGGCATTCCCGGTGATGGGGTATTTAAGGGCTACCGTCGAGGCTGTCTCGTTCTGCGTATTGTCGTGCTGGACGTAGCAGACACGCACACCAGACGGAGGGGCCGAACCCGCCGAAGCCGATTTAAAAGCCACTGAGGCAGCAATATAATTGGTGGTTGGAGCCACCGTAAAGGTTGGAGAAAAACCTACGGTGTCATTATAAACCCCGTATTGCACGCCCGAGCCGAAGGTATCAGCAATCATGGCCGAGCGCAACGTCCATGGCATATTTGTTTGATTAGTCGTACTAATCGAAGTGAGCTGGGTGCCATTGGTCACCGCTCCGAATTGAAAAACCAAATCATTCACGGCGGTGAGGGCAGGCAGCGCGCCAGAGGTAACAGAAGTACCACTACTCGCCTGACAGGCAACTTGGTCGAGGGCGCCAATATTGTAAAATTCATAAAGTTGCAACTGAGGATGATGGCGAGCAGCTAGAGTGACAGCGACCTCCTGTACTCCCGCACGGATTCCGGACACGTACCACACTTCTCCCACTACCCCGTTGGTCGCATCGGTGCAGCTTGTGGCCTTGATGTAGGTATTACCGCCAATGTTGTCCGACCATGTCACAGTTTGCGCTGTTGTATCGTAGCGCAGCCAGAGTAGAAGCGTGTTGCCTGAAATCGTTGGATTGGGCAAAAAGCTATCTACGACTGTGATCGTATCCGTGATACCTGGGGGCGGTGCTTGCGTCACCGGCATTCCAGCACCATTATTAGCAAACGCCGGAGCAACATTAACCGCGCCAGGCTTCGTTGATCCAACAGGAAAGGTTGATCCCGCAGGAATCGTGCTCTGCGCAAAGAGAAAGCTAGCTGACATTAACACAAATGTGAGAAGCCTTTTCACTATGGATTCACGCTCACGATGTAAGGTATATCTACCACTGTTGTCGCTGGGGTAAAGGCAATGTTCGCAATAGCAGGACTGGCGGGTAAAGCGGCGGCTGATGCAGTGCAAACATCTGTTGTATCAATACCAATATTGTGAGCGGTTTGACTACCTCCACCACCAAAGGTTGCAGCACCACTAGCTGCCGCAGTTGTGTTAAGAAGGACATATGGAACAAAGGTCGATGCTATGTCTGTGCAAAATGCTTCATAATAATAACCGGGAACCATTGTAAAAGCGGTTACAGAAGTGTTTGCTACCTGCCCCGCTGTCGCAGTTGATTGTTGACCGCAGTCCCATACTGGAGCGGCACTGATAGTCGTACCATTGAAAGAATAGATACCAACATGATAGTGATCAGCAGCTATGCTAGTTTGGACGCCAGTCAAGCAAGTCGTACCAAGCTTTCGAGTTACATCATTGTAGAATCTGTACCAATGAGTATTAAGGGCAGTATTGGCGGCTACACCACCAGTGGTTACATTCTCACCAGGAGAAGTTCCTGGGGCGCCAACCACGAAGGAGCACTTTGATAAACATCCAGCAGGAGCAACTCCTTCATCTACTGTTCCATTAATAATGTGGAAATTGCCAGTAGCATCTGCGTACCAACCTGCATCTGTTGAAGCGAGGCCAGAATAGATAGATCCACCTATAACATATTCACCACCACCACAGGTACTTCCACTTGGACAACCAATATTGGGGCCAGTACCAACGATGACATCTCCTGTAGAGTTAAATGCTTGGGCGACAGTTGTGTCTCCTGTCAATCCTTTGTCATCGCATTCTAAGGTTATACCAGCTGGAATCGTACAAATAATACCTACTGTACTTGGAGTGCCAGTAGATGCGGTTCTATACACTGCATAATAATCAGCATTCGTCACCGCCGTCCAAGTGACCTTGGGCCAGTTAGTGCCATTGATAGTAGTTGGTCCAGTAAACGCGGTCGTTGCACCTAGCGCGGTGCGGGTAGCTCCGACTAAAGCAACTATTCCATATGTATAAGTTGCTCCGGTACCAGAGCCTCCACCAAACACAACAGTAGGAGCAGAAGGATTGCTTAGGGTATTGGTTTGAACACCCCAACTCGCTTGATAAGGAACCTGGACAAATGAACTAGCTGGAATACCATTACAAGTGTCTACAGCATTGTTGTGTGCAATGTTATAAATACTTGAGCCATTTGGCCCATTGGTCTCAAGGATTTGATGACTCCAACAATCTTGTGAAGTGGCGGCAGCAATTGTTACCGTGCCCCCATTGGGATTTGGGCTGTACCAAGCTGTACCAGACCGGATATCATAAGGTGAGTTTTGGGAAACAGAAGCCGTTGCAGCAGTTACGTTCTGAATGTTTAAAGCAAACTGAGTACCTGCGGTCTGCGTGATGATCTCATTGCCCTGACTGGTAATTTGAAAGATAGTTGGACCTCCGTTAACATGGTAATCAATCATGTTACCCGTGAATCCACTGGGGGCGTTTATGCCTTCCATTGTACCGTTGGTACTAAAGGTAGTGGGGCCGGAGGCGCCCGCATTAAGATATGTTTGTGGAAAGCAGGTCGTGCCCGTGCAAGAAGATCCACCAGCAGTTGCAGGAGCGCCAGTTACTGTGAGACCTGGACTAGAAGCTGCACCGGCAGAGGTAAAGGTACCGGTTGAAGAAGCATTGACAGTGGTAAATTGCCCTGAGGATGGGGTGGTAGATCCAATAGGTCCAGGCGCCGCAAACGTCGTGCCATTCAAGAATGCGGCATTTAGATTAGGAACCGCTGTAGTACTTGTTACTGTAAAAGGAGGTGTTCCAATTGCTACTGTTGAAACCAGGACAGGAGCCGACAAGTAGTTACTAGACACAATCGCATTACTAGTAGTGCCAGCGATTGCAGGCCAGGTCAAGGTGGCAGTGCCACTGGTGGATCCTGCGCCAGTAATGACGCAACTTACTGAAGTTGCGGTACCGCAAGATTCCGTGCCAGCAAAAGACAAGTTGCCTGCTGCCGTCACATTGGCTTTAAGCGTTCCTGGAGTATATGTAGTACCAGAAGTGGAACCTCCGGAATAGATACGCAAGATATCTCCAGTACCTGAGACATCGTAAATTATCTCGCCAATACCCCCTGTAGAGGTTCCAACTGCACCGACAAGTAAAGCAACAGATGTATTATTGTTGGTTGAATTGCCGTTTTTGATTACTTGTGGGGCAGTGAGATTAGCAGTTTCAACTCCTGTTCGAGTGATACCATCACCAGTCGCTGCCTCTGTCATTGTGGTTATAGCAGCGGAGCCCGTAAGTTGATCTTCAGATAATGATTTACCAGTAAAAGTAGTGGTGCTGCTGGGGGTGACGTTGGCTGCGCCAGAATCAGCAATGCCACCGTTAGCATCTCCAACCACACTATCACCATTAGTGAAGGAACCTGAGGCTGTAACGATAGCCGTGTCAGTTCCAATAGATGAGGTGATATTAGCTGGAGTAGCGTTTTGAATTGAAATAGCACCGGCTGCGGTAACATGTGCCGGGGCTACGGCAGTCATTGCACCACCACCACTTGAAGTTACGCAAGTAGCACAACCCAGTTTACTGGTTACAAATGCAAGCGGGGCATTCACCCCAAAGTACTCTTCAGTTCCAGGAGAACCAGTTGGATTACCCCAAAGGGTATCGGCAAGGGCACTTCCCAAGGTGGCGGTGACGGCTCCGGTGGAAGCGCTGTTGCTGAGAAGGGCTCCATCTCCAGTAAAGGATGTCACACCTGAAGAAGTACCACTCGACCAGGTACATGCTGAGATATTAGCCGAAGGAGTGGCGCAACTAAGGAATTGCCCGCCCGAAGGGGCAACGGTGGGGGGCTGCAATAGATAACTAGTAAATGAAGCTGAGAGAGGCGCGGTCCATCCGAAAACATTGCTGCCCACTACCGGATTGGTGGTGTTGCCAGTAAGTTGGAAGGATCCAGCATGCGTGCCATCACTTAAAGCTGAAACCGGTCCAGCAAAGGAACCAGCACCAGCAGCCGTCACTGTGGCATTGGTACCGCAGATATTGAGGGTTCCCCCAGTAGCCGTGGCAGTTAGAGTGCAGGCGCCACTGGTGACTCCATCGACATGGAATGTATAACTAGCAATCGAGGGAGAAAAGAAATCACTACCAGTGAGTTTGCTTCCAACCAATAGCCCAGATCCAGATGTGCAACTGTAAATTGGATTCCCCGAAGTGTCCGTCTTGTACATTGTCAAGGAATTATCAGTGCAAGCAACGGTATTTTGGTCATCCAAAACGGAATTGGTACTACCACTTGGTTGCTGAACAATAGCTTGGACGCTTAAACCTGAGGTAGTAAAACCATCATTCATGATATGAACGAGGTTTGTGCCAGAGAAGTTAGCAACATTAGGCATGCCAAGAAGACTGGTAATACTAACGCCATGAGTATTGTGGTTAGCGCCAATCTCTATAGCATCTATGCAATGTTCTAGGTGCCCTCCTTCAAGAACCATGGTTGAGTAATCGTTACCAGAAACACCATCGCCATCTATATAAACACAGGCGTTGCCTTGATTTCCAGCGGTGTAACTGCCATTGGTAATTGAGTATCCATGCACGCCTTTTCCACCACCAGTGGCATAGTAGATTCCGGCCGTAGCAGGAGTGTTACCAGTTGAAGAACCAAGATCATTGGTACGGAGGTCATCATAAGGGCCGCTCTCAGTTGCTCCTCGTTCGACAGCCAGGGCGATGCCCGCGCAGGTGACGCAAAAAATTCCGCGAGTGCCGGAGTGCTCGCCTGCATTGACGTTCTGAACACCAATCAAACTAGGAAGATGCTCTCCGTTAATCTGGATGTCAAACACATGCATTCCAAAGCTTTGTGAGGCCTGGGAGCCAGGATTCGCGACGGTTGGAAGATAAGGCCAGTTGGGACTACCGAATCCAATGAGGGGAGTGTAGAGGAATCCTGTGGCAGAGCCACCATTTGAAGTTGTGCTGGGAACTGACACAGTAAACGTATTGGCAGTCGGAACAGCCACAACCGTGCGCAACATGTTGTTGTTGGCAGTTGCGGATGCACTGATCCCGACTAGCTCACCAACATAGATATTTTGACTGTTTGCAGGGCCGCCCGTTGAAACAAGGGTCTGGGTGACCGTGACGGTCATCGTATTGCCACTAACCGAGGTGCCTGTAATAGTCAAGGGCCGAACTGGAAATGGCGTAGTACAATTAACAAAAGGAGAAGGAGTATGAAGACCTGTACAAGGAAGGATTACACTGTCTGTTTTACTGGTCCCGATAATCCCATAGAATTGATTAGGAAGAATGATGGCCGGAGTGCCCACAGTAGAGGCGGTACAGTTGCTTCCGCAACCTCCAGTAAGTGTATTGCCATCTGTGAAGAAGCCAGCAGCAGGGCCATCAATGGCAATATTCACATTTCCAAGCAGGAGTCTCCCTGGAACTGATACTGCTCCTCCTGTTCCTAAAGCAGTCACACCATATAACATTGTGGTAGGATTGGAGTTTGCTTGCAGACAAACTTGATTGTTAGTAAACATTCTGGCATCGAGGACACCAGGGCCATTGGCTGCAATCTCATCTGCCATAGCAAGCTCAATTGCTTCGCAGATGTCACCGGTACCACACGCCCCACCACTGAAACTATTGCCAGGACAATATGCACTTACATCACGCCCAGTGTCTCTGGTTGCGTAAGTTGTACTTCCAGTTTGATTTATTAAGGCCAGGCCTTTGGTTCCAGACGGCAAGCTCCCTCCACCGCCCGTGCCACAATCCGCAGCTGTAGCGCTCAACACACCTGAAGTTTCATGCACACAAAAAGGACCACCGGTCATGTTGGTGGTCAGGTTGCCTGTGAAAGATCCGGTTGTAAAAGCACCGGTAGAAGGGGTTGTACCGCCAATAGGACCAGGGGAAGGAAAAGAACTAGTCGAACCGTTTAGGGTAACGGATGTTCCTGCAATGGTAATTGAAGGACAGGTTGCGCCAGCTGCACAAGTAAGAGTACCGCCGCTTTGAATGGTTAAAGTAGCTGCACCGGGGACATTTTCACCCCCCGTGACGGTAGTCACCCCAGTAACACCAAGAGTTCCAGCTACAGTTTGATTATTAACTGCCAGTGTATGAGACCCGACAGTGTAGTTAAAATTTGCGTTATCTTGAGTAACCGCGCCACTAGCACCAGCAAAAGGAACGCTGGTACTAGTTAAAGTGCTGCTTCCGGAATACAGGACATTTGCACCAATGAGACCGGTGCTTGCTGGCACCAAGGTACCACTCGCCCCAATCACCAAAGCATTGGTGTTAGTCCCGGCGCCTACTGTACTGAAATTGGGTGAACCTCCGCAAGCTCCTCCTGAGTCTTGAAGAGTCGTGGCATTTAACCAACTGGCACAATTGTTCGCCACGGGTGAGCCATTAATCTTAGCTCCAGCCCCTCCACCACCAGAGAACTGGCTTTGACCCAAGGCCAAGCCTGTCAACAGAACCAAACTCGATAATAGAGACTTAATCTTCATGTTCGATCTTCATTTCGAATTGGGGTTTAAAGTCCCATTCGCCTTTTTCAATTTTTTCTTTGGCGTGCATAATAGCAGATTCCAGGATGTCAATGGTTTCAGGCTTGGCCCCTGTTTGAACCCACTGGGCATAATAATAGGCCGCCCAACATTCCTTACATCCATGTGTAAGCGGAGGACGGCCTGAATACCAATAATTGTGATCGGAGTGGCCGACGACGAACTCATCGACCTCTTTGCCATTTTTAAGACGTGTGACGCCCGTGATGTCCATGTGGTGATCTAACCCCGTTTTGTGCCAGGATTAGATATTTATACACCCAGCAGTTGTCAAGTCGTGAAGAACCGTGGCACCAGAGACCGTATCCCAAAGACCACCATCACCGTCGACTTCGACGGCGTGGCCATTTGAGATCACCGTGATAGCAGCAACCGTGTTGCCATTGGCGTTGGTTCGAGTCAAGGGCATACGTTGATTGGTGTAGTTCTGGACGGGCATGTTGCCCCCAGAGACTGTCACGATGCCACCGTTGTTTACTTCGTTGTATCGAATGCTCATTTTAAACTCCTAAAATAGTCCGGGACCTTAATCGCTCGCAGCAGAGGCAGGAGGAGGGGCTCGAGCGTTGGCGCGAAAGAGGGGACGCGCGTCGTGTCCCGGAAATTCAACTTGAAATCATATCGTTGCCAGTCGCGAGACTGGTGAATTCAGGGGGAACATTGCAGGGCGTAGTGGCGGCAGCATCCCAGAAGCCACCATCCGAGTCGCGTTCGACTACATCGTTGACTGCGCAACCGTTGGCGACCATCGCCCCATTGAGGGACTTCACGGTGACTGTTAGACCCGAGGGGCGAGGAAAAGTTGTCACATACACCTGTGCCCCAACACTTGCTGCTACGTTAGTCTGGGTTTGAGTTGTGCCAATTCCAATCGAGTTGGTCGAGTTTGCGCGGTTAGTGGGCATTAGACCGGATCTTTGAAGTTGGTAGAGTTGACATCAAGAGCCTGGTTCTGGGTATAATCCCATACACCATAGTCTGCACCCAGTGACACTACATCACTCGTGGCTGTGCCAGATTGCTGGGCGTTGTAAGGCCCGCCCTGGTTGGTGACAGTCTTGAGCTTTTCACCAGTCATCATCTGGACGACCTGGGTGGTAGAGCCTTGGCTTTGCCCAAAACTAGACATTGTGAGGTTGGAATTTAAAGTTCGACTTGCGGCTGACATAATTATTGTCCGTTCTTGGAAAAGGTAGTTGTTCCAGCGCTGGTGTTCTGGATTGAGACATAAGCGCCCGAGGTGTAATCCCACAGGGCTCCGTCTGCCCTGGATACTAGGGGGTGGGAGTTGCTAATTAGAATGGGGGATTCCGTCGGAATAAAGTAGGAAGCGCCCCCGCCTGTTACACTCTCCACGAGGCTCGTGTCTGCGGTCGCTGAGGCGACGTTATTCAGATAACTTGGGTTGACTGGCATTACTGTGCTCAATTTGAAGACTCCGTATTTGAAGGGCCGCGAGGGCCAATTTAGCTCCGGTGAACATCGAGAGAAGGGTGGGGCTCGGTTGGAACATACCCAGCAGCATAACATTCGAGACCAAGAGGATCGCGACGGCAGCCGTGATACCCTCGGTCCGTGCCACATAGCGGACAAGGGGATTGAGTTCTACGTTTATCCCATACTTCCTCATCCGTTTCCCGGAGAGGTAAAGATCGAGGCCAATTAATAGCAAACATAAACTATCTAAGATTAGGAGCTGCGGCATTGCTGTAACTCCCGCCGAAGTTCTCCGGGACATTGGCCTGGAGACGATCGGCCCGGCCAGCCATGGGTTGATAGGGTTGAGGCTCTATTTCGTTGCCGAAGCCTACATATTCAGGAGACTGCGTCTGACTGAGCCCAGGATAGTTCAAATAACACCTCCACCGAGGGAGTTCATCTGGGGACCCTTGGTGTAGATGTTAGCCCCTAGCCTATCGGCTCGCCCGGCTGCGGGCACATAGGGTTGATACATGTCAGCTCCGCCAGTCTCAGGCTTGTAGCCGGTGCCATCGGCCCCACTATTGGTGCCGCCCATCGGTGCCGTCGATAGGGCATTAGCCTGGGCTGAGGTGGGATCTGCTTTGCCATAAGGAGCAGCATTGCCCATCCCAGAAGGAATCGAATTGAGGGGATCATGCATTAGAAGCCTGCGTCAGTGTCGGAGGCCGAGTCATGCTGGGCCTCGCTGGAGCCATAGTGATAACTGGCTCCTTGGCACTCGTCCATCCGAGATCGATCCTGGTCTCGGCCTGGATTGGCTCCTTCGAGCTTGGATACCGAGCCATCCATGTAGGAGGGTTCCAGGGACTGGGCAGGAGGCCCAATCTTAGGAGCTTCTTCCCCAAAGGGCTTTGCTAAACTAGTTAAGGTGTCCATCATGATCGCTATCTAGGCTCCATTGATCAGCCTGGCGAACTCGAATCGGGGCCGTGGGATCATAACTATCACCGTAGGCATCGATGTCAACTTCGTAACATTTGGTTCCTTCTCCAGATGTATCCCCCTCGCAAAAAACGGGGTTGTATGGAGGCGTGAGAAACCCACTCGGATTAAGATATCCAACCTTAAACATAGGAGGGGCCGGAGACATTCCAGAGCGGTTTTCACCTTCCTCGGAATGAATTGAGCCCACTTCCTGGGAACGTCGGTCGGCTGCGGTGCTGGAATCAGTCCTCGATTGATTTGAGGACCGATCCCCGGCTTGAAGGGGATGGGGATCGCTCATGCGATTCTCGCAAGATAGATCATAAGGCTCAAATCGACCAGAGCAGTCGTGGCGGTCGCACCGAGATAAGCATTGATGCGGCTATTTGGAAGCACAGTCAGATTGTCTATGTTGGTATTGATAGTTAAATTTGAAGGGGTATTGGCAGTCAAGGCAGTATTGAGGCCATAATTTGAGGCACTGAGAATATTGGAGCCCGATTTGTCAGCAGTTCCGGCAGGAACATTCTCAATAAACAAAGTGGCCGCACCAGAAGCAGCCGTGCCATAATAAATACTAACACCGAGGACTTGATATTTTGAGCCCATTGGAACCAGAGCACTAGCTGCTGAAGGATTCGGAGGGGCAATAAAAAGTGTATAGACGTGTGCAGCAATAATAGTAGCTGCATCCCCGACCAAGGAGATTGGTTCCATTACCTGAAAAGCTGTAACTGTTCCCGCACCGGCTCCATTTGGAAACTCGACGCCTGCGCTGGGGCCAAAAAGCCCTAAATTATCTCTAACATTAAAACTCATGATCCTGTTCCTTTTCTTTGTCTTTTAGGAATTCAGCGGGAGCCGTAGGACTAGCAATCTGCTTGGGATGAAATGACACTACACCACAAGCTTTACAAACATTGATCACCCAAAGCACCCCGTCTTTTTGAATATAAACCACTTCGGCCACGTAGACCGAGTGTTTGCCTTCGCATTTCCTGTTATCCACAGGCGCTCCTCCGGAGAAACGAAGGGGGATTAATCCCCCTTGTATGTTTGTTGCATTAGCCATTAGGGGCAAACGATAAAATCAATCGTGTAGCTGGTGGCTGCGAAGTTGGCCGCCGCAGTGACAACGAAACCTGTGGTTGTAATACTAGTCACGCCGACAATAAATACCGTTGCCGACCATGTACCAGCGGCAGAACCGGTTGAACTCGCGGTGGCCATGACCATTGCAGGCTTCGCGGCTACCGGAGGATTGCCAGGAGTGAAGAAGGGAGTCTGGGTACCATCAATATAACTGATGGTGACGGTGGCTGTGGAGGCATCACCAGTGAACGTAGCAGAGCCACGATAGGCGAGTTCCTTAGAATCCGCGCCTCCGAAGGCCATTTGCTGAAATGTAAATGCGGGTCCACTCCCGACCCATGTGGCGTTAGCTGCATTACTCATTATTTTTCCTTTTTAGCTAAGTATACGAGTTTAGTTCAGACCGCCTCGTACGCGGTCGTGTGTAGATCGGCCTGGGCTGGTAGGTTTTAATCTCCGGCTCGGACTCGATAAAATCTCCCTTCCCCGTGTATGAAAAGGACTTATCCGTAGGATGCTTCTCTTCTTTTACACGGGGGAGGAAATCAGTTCTAATATTCATTTGGTCATCTTGCGGGTCTCAAATTTGCTCAGATTATCAGCAGTGAGCATATCTGTTGGGACTGTTAGAGAAAGAAAGTTCTTGGCCTGGAGATCCGTTAGTGATAAATACATCGCAGTTGCGGCGTCTTTGAGGGCCTGACCCTCACCTGTAAAGGTAGCCCACTTTGCATCGCCCGAACGCCACATCGATGTTATCCAGGTACTGTAAGCAGCACTTACGAAGGAGTTTATTACTTCACGTTCGAGTTTAGCAGTTGCTGCTCCCTCAAACATCGAGATAGGATCTGGAAAATCAATTAAGCCCACCGGACTTCTCCTCTAATTGTTCAACTGTTTTTGCTCGTTCTACATCTCCTGCTTGGGCCTTAGGGCCGTGGTCCTTCTGAAAGAAGTTCAGGAAGCGCGACATCAACTTGCCCCAAGTCTTGCCAGACTCGTCAGCTCTTGCGGCACGTGAGCTAATGGTCTCATCGGGGTTTCCCCCTGTCACTACATTGGCGAATTGATCCAATCCTACTAGATCCTTGTGCAAGTAGCCTTCTTTGGAGGCTCGGCCCTCCTGATAAGCTACTTGCTCGGGAGTAAGAGGTGTGACAGGATCAGACATTCAGGCTTTCTTTTTAGCAAGAGCCGCCTGGAAGGCCGGAACTACTGCCTTGGCTGCATCAATTGCCGCCTGATCAACACCGGCATTCAGGAAGTTCTGCTCAGCCGCAGAGCCACTAGCACTAAGTGCACTAGCAACTGCTTCAAGAACAGTATTCGCAGCCGTAGCAATAGCCGCAGCATTAGGGACTACTAGCGAGGCCAGGGCCACCACTTCAGGTTCGACGCCTGCAATTTCTTTTTCAATCACGGGAACTTCATTTGCAGCTTTTACAATGGCTGCTTTTACTAGTTCATACCCTACTTTAAGGTCGTGGGCCAGACCGCTAAATAATGACATTACTTATTCTCCTGGGATTTGGTACTTCTGTAATAAAGCGCAACCAAGGCAACGATAGTAGCTACTATGTCCTTGTCGTCTTTAGGTAACTTATTATAAGTGGCCATGACAAAATCATGGAACTGAGGGGAAGTATAGTAAGCTCCGATCAACGCCGTGATCACCGCTGCCACGCTGTGAGTGGTGATCGAATACTTTGCGAGAAATGCTTGGAGCTTGTTCATGATTGTAAGGGGACCCCGTTTTTTGCGAGGAGTTAAGTATAACTATTCAGCGCTGCTTGTTCTCTCTTGCTAGATACATCTCGAGGATGAAGTCTATTCCGATGCCCTTTAGGATGCATGCAACACAAATACTGTGTCGCATTCATCAGATGATCGCCTCTCTTAAGGGGTTTATCCTTGGATTGACCTTTTTGCTCTCCAGCCTGGAAAAAATCCCACACATAACTCCCAATCTCAGAAACAAAACTATGCAGACCCTTGAACACAAACATCTTTGGGTGCCGTGCCGACTTGTCGAGAGTCGCTGCCAGATACTCACGCATGGCATTTAGGCCGTAATCCTCGAAGGCTACGTCCGCAGAGCGGACCGGAATGCCGCTATCTCGATAAAGTTGGAGGCCGGTTTTGTGAGTTTCATTGTTTCTTTGGGAAGCCCACTTGGGATCCAGGAGCCAGATGTCTATTTGATCATCCTGGTTCTTCAGGAGGATGTTCTTTGCATGATCCGAGACTATCTTGTTTGATTCATAATACTCACGATAGAGGTATATATTGTCCGTTCCTGGTTCGATAGCCGCCCAAATTCCGGCTGTAGTTCCAGTAGCTGCGGGGTCAATTGATACGATGCGTCGCCATTCTCTTGGTAGTTTAATTGGATCGACCACATGTACACTTGGCTTCCACATTGGGTAAACAAGGCCTGATCGTTGGATAAAATCGCCATAAAGTCTGGCGGCTTCTTCGAAGTGTCCACTCCACTTCTCCTGTAATTTAACTTTCTCCTCAACAGGAACGTAAGGATTTTCGAGAACACTCAACTTAACAAAGACCACGTCTTTGCGACCTTGCTTCATATCCTCGTAAAGATCGAATACCCAAGGGGTGCGAACGCCAGAAGCAATATCAATAAGTGGTGTAAGGGTGAGTAGGAGCTTTCCGGCGCAATCAGCGGTTCGTTGATAGCATTCGTCGAAGACATTGGCTTCGCATTCCTCGTCAATGTGAACTAGATCTACTGAGGCTCCCTGGAATTTTTCTCGGCCTGCGTCAGCTGACTTTCCGGTAATGATGGAGCCATTCTTAAAGTAGACTTGGAATTCTCCATCCACGACCTTTTCGATAACTTCAGGATCCCGAGGGAGGAGAGGGGGATGATTTCGTCCGACGCGGAGCTTTTCATGCCAAATGACATTCTTTAGAACTCCATAGTCCAGTCCTACGAGCCAAATGTTGTTCGGCGGGTCTGGGATAGGGAGGTCTTTGACATACTCATAGGCAGGTTCTCCTATGAAGTATTCCTTCCCTAAGGCCCAGGCTACGTCGATGAACACCCCTTCCTCGGTCTTGCCAGATCTGTTGCCTCCTAGGATGCCAAAGATCTTGACCTCGGGGGTGAATAATGGGAAATGGCGCGCCTGTTGGTCCTGGGCGTGCCAATATTTTACGAAGTTTTCTTTCCTGCGCTTCTGATCGAGGGCATCGAGGATGGCCACTCGCTGTTCGGGAGCAAACCTTCTCAAGGTTTCGAGGGCATCAACCTTGCTCACGCCGCTGCCTTTCGATCCTATCGGCTATGCGGGTCCACATATGGGCCTCGGCCCGAGCTTCAGGCGTGCCCAGTTGGACCAGACTCACCTGGTGTAGCCAAATTTGTTCCTCCAATACCTCGCTTGCTATCACTCCCGGTGAGGCGTTCACGAGCTTCTGCAATGTCTCTAGCGGTAAGTCCACTAAAGACATTGATGTTTGAGTCGGCTCCGCTCCATCCTTCGAGTTTTCCGAGTTTTTCAATGAGAACTCCTGCCTTGTCATATTCCCCAGCCTTCATCAGATGATCGATGAGGACCTCCAGCTTGCCAATCGCTACGCTCTTTGACCGCGAGGGGTCATTCGCGACAGCCGCAAAGTGCTTGTTTTGTTCGACCCGGAAGATTTCCTGGAAGTCTTGCCGCCGTGCAATCCTCTCGACCTCATCCGGATCCAACTTGAGGTCCAATTCCACGGCGGCTTGCTTCAAACTTTGATTGCCACGCACCATTGCCCGAGCCAGATCCGCGAAGCGGTCCAGCATTCGGTATGTGGTTTGGGATTTATGTGGCACGTTGTCACTTATTTAGACCCCGGAGAGCCGAAAAAGGTAACATTCTGGTAAATTATTTTACCATGGATCCCCCCAAGGATTGAGATCGGCCTTCGTGAGAACAGCTGGTGCAACCCCTTCTTGGAGCTTTTTATCTTCTGCAAGCCAGGGGGAGGCTTGTTTTACCCTTTCTTCTTGTTTTGTTGCACTTAACTTCTTTTTTGTCTGATATCGTGAGCAGTATAAACGGATCTTTGCTCGGCATCCTTGACAACGCTTAAAACGCTTCTCTTCTCCTAGCTCATGACCGCATCCTGTACACAGTCCAGTGACGGATCGATCATCAATTATGGGAGGAAATTGGTGAGAACACTTCGGACAGGTGGTAGTTTTCATATTGATTTAGACCCTCCACTATAGAAAAAGGTAACAAACATTTATAGAGGCTATATTCCTATATATGGGTTCTACAGAAAGTTAACTCCTTACTGCTCAATGAGTTAGAAGGAGGAGAATGTCTCTCTCTTCTACCCCCATATACAAAACAATAGACCCCATAGAGAGAGAGACATATATAGAAAGATACATAAGTACTATAATTATCAATAGGTTAGAGGGAAAATGGGTTATATTATATATCCCGATACATAAGATAGTGCGACAATATAGATTGGATTTCTATATTTTTCAGTCGACAGCCCAGACCAGTATTCATGGCCACCCCTGATGACGTTAGCTTAAACCTCGACTGGCGTCGAGTTAACAGCATTAGATGAGCATACACTACATGCTTGGGCTTAGATACGCCCGGCAAGTCCTTTGTTTTCAGTGGTTTGAGCCGCTATTGCCCGGCCGGGCTTTGGAATCAAGGGTTTGCGGTTTGGTCATCCGACCGGATGTTGGAGGCCGTTCGGTTGGACCGGCTCAGTAGCACCGTGAGTGCCCCATCTCGAACACCTGCTCTCCTTGGACGACAGCCATACCCGAACCGACGGGTGCCGAGTCCACTACCGGAGATACGGCCTAGGTCAAGGGCCAACAAACAACCAGCACGACGGGCTAGACTGCTGGTCTGCTACCGAGTCAGTATGGGACTCTACACTAGGCTCTAGGGGACACTATCCCACTGGAGCAGGACAATGATGCACACTCAAGCGCAGTTAGATGCAATGAGCATGGACGAGCTTAAGGCCGCGATCAGCGCAATACAGACTGAGAAGGCTGTGGCCAAGGCTGGCAAGCTCACATTGACACGCAGTGACAAGAGCGGCGGGCTGATGTTATTGGGGCTTCGCAAGTTCCCGGTGACATTCCACGATGAGGAATGGGAAATGATCTTGAACAAGGCCAACGAGATTCGGATGTTTATCAAGGCCAACCCAGAACCAGCCCGAAAGATAGGATGAGTAAGGCGACGCTAGTGTCGCCTAGAGCCTAGCAGCCAATATCCAAGGGGATATCATCCCACTGGAGCACCAAAATGAACACACTACAACAGCACCATGCAGACTGGCAAGCTGGCCTCATATCCGATCAGGATATGGCCATGTATATCGAACTCGACAGGCTCGAGCACCTGGCTCACATAGAGTTTGAGTGTCGAACAGCAGTATGCCGGTCAAATGGTAACCTTGAGGGCGGCAAATACCAGATCAGCACGCCCAAGGAACTAGCCGAGTTCATGAACAACATGGCAGACAAGGCTGGCCAATTACTACGGGACCGAGAGCTTGGTGGGGTATGGCACCAAGTGGACAGTAACAACAAACTCTGGTTCATAGCAATCGGGCCACATGGCAAGATTCTCGATGAAACACAGCTTAATTAGGGCTGAGGCGATAGATGATATCGCCTTGGATATTGGCAGAAAGGGGAACCACAATGATGGACATTAGCACCGCTCTAGCAGTTAGATGGCTGTGTAGCCTCGCGGCTTATGGCCCGGCGCGCACAACCGACGATCGCGTCATAGCGATTAACCATGCGGCCGAGATAGCCCATTGTCAGGCAATGTGCAATGGGATCATGTTGTATGCCACCAGAGGCTAATTCCTCGCGCAAAACGGGGTTAGGGGCTGATGCACCAGCTTGCTGGAGATAGCTGGTGGATTGGCCCCGTGTATCTAAAGGGGCTTCCAAGGAGCATTATGGATCCCAACGAAGTAGTACAGCAGGAAGAAACAACTGTAGTTGAACCAATCACCCCGGAGACGTTTCAGGCGCGTATTACAGAGCTTGAGACGCAGTTGACACAAGCCGTGGCAGACCGTGACGCTGCGGATCAGCTCCTGGCTGAGATTGACAACGCACAGCCAGAGCCATCAGCTTACAAGCTGGCCAACACCAATCCCCACAAGGTGCCCTTTGTTTCGGGCGAGCTTCGGCCTGCTTTTGCGAAATGGCTGGTCCCTATCATTGTGAAGAACCTGGACCAGTTCTACAAGGGTAATGGGGCCAACACCACCATCGGGCAGGATGCATTGATATTCAATAACCCCGATGGATCGAGCCTCAAGGCCAGCTTGAGCCTGAATCATTGGGAGCCGACATCAAGAACTGCCAAGGGCAAAACGGCGGACAATACGCCGGAGACATACGCCATTAGCCCGACCGAGTTCGGCATACTTGATGCCGCGATAGCCAAGGCCGAAGCAGCCAAGGACACACCAGTGCAAGTAAGGCTGGCGACCATCAAAGCCGTTGCGAAAGCAATGGGTAATAGGTTGGGCTTCGACGACCTTGTGCTTGTCAAGCAGCTAGCTAAACGCTAGGCTTGTCCGGGTGGATCAAGTGCTCCAGCTTGGTCCATCAGGGATGTGCCTAGCACATCACATGAACAAGGCTGTTGAAAATGGGGGGAGATGCATCTACCCCCCATCAGCCAGAAAGGGGAATGTGATGGCCAAGCGTAGAAGGCTGAAGATTGTAGTGAGAAACGACGTTAAACCATATCGGCCCATTGTGTGGAAATCACCCACCATTGCAAATGGCTGGTACGCCAACCAACGCAGTTGCGCAGATTATCCTGTGCTGTTTCAGGTAATCAAGGGAGGCAAACATGCGGCCTAGACAGCATGGTAATCCCGAAATACTCCACAACACCTGTGTGATACATTATCCGTATTACCAGGTGCAACCATGACCCAAGCTGAGTATGATGCTGAGGTCAATGTAATAGAACAGGAGCAGGCGCGCTTGACAGCTCTAATGAGCGTGGCTGATCTGGTACCTAAGGATTGGGCATTGAGTGGATTCACATATAAGCACAAAATGAATCTGCTTGATGCCCAACTTGACAAGCTGCTCAAACAGCTACGTTTTAGTCGATTCATGCTGGCGGAGCGGCAGAAGGAGAAACGCAAGAAACGGGAATCCAATGGCAAGCATCGCACGCTATGGTCTCCTGTGGATGCTGACTTAGCCCTGGCTCTCAAGCAAAAGGGCTTCAATGTACGATGTATTGGGGTAAGTAAATGGGAGGTGCAAAGTGCTTGACTATGAATACGTCAAAGTTCAAGGGGAAGTTATCACTGTACACTGCAACAATCCTATATGTGGCCATACAATTGGGGCTACCTTGAAATCACTGGACGCGCCATTAGGTGTGTGGGATTGTCCACAATGCCATTGGCCCATCTTCACAGGGCAAGAGTTGTATCCCGAATTGTATTTCAGCTAGCTGTGCTGTGGGTGCATCCGGTCGAGTCTGGGGTCAGCCCTTCCCCTGCTCCACCTTGGATTCCTGGGTGCATCCACAGGGCAACTAGCCCACATGGAGCAACACAATGTTTAACATCGAAGGCGAAGCAGATGAGCAGAAAACAGCCGAAGTGCCAGCCGAGCAAGCCCCCGTTGACAACCAGTAATTACCAGGACGATGACAGCGGCATTGACTATCCCGCTTGATTTAACTCAACGGCGCCGATAGTCCCTGGGGGCCTTGTTAGGCCCCCTTATTCTCTCCAAGCGGACCCCATTTTTAGCGAGGAGAGTGGTATGAAAATGCGTTGGTGGATTGTGTTAGCCCCATTTCTAATATATTACGGGGGTATTGGGCTGAACCTATTGGCCGAGGTTACCAATCATGGCCAAATGCCCGTGGTATTATCCGACTGGACAACGGAGCGAGAGTTAAACTTTCACCATGCGCCCTTGACCAAGGATACCCATCTAAAGATCCTGTGCGATTGGATTCCTATTTGGTGGTTAGGGGAAATGATGAGTCTCGGGGATGCCTTTATGGGGATTGGGGAGTGGATTCAGCCTTATATGATCGGGGCGTGGATTGGCCTGCTAATCTATCGGAGGGGAGAATACTGATGAAAGCCAAGATTGAGAAGCTGAGTCGCAAAGCGCACGAGCTGAAGAAATCACGAGCGGGCCACGAGGAGTGGGAGATTCGCAAGCGCTTCAAGCGCAAGGGGCAGATGTGGGTTTGGGAAGATCAAACAATGCAGAAAGGGACATGGGTGAAAATATGAGCCGATGCATCCGTAATGGCGTTGTATTCAAGCGACACAACCGAACCAAGAGCAAAGATGGTTCTTGGCAGCCTTGCATTCATTGTGGTCAACCCGAAGCGCCACAAGCGACGGAGGTCCAAGATGACCAGGGAACAAGCAGCAATATTGAAGCGGCAAACTTTGCGATACCAGTTGGAACAGAGGCAGATCAAGAGTTCTTCGAGTCCTCTGAGTACACAGGGGCCGAAGTCAACACGGGTGTCACGGAGTGATGCTCACCTAGGAGCCGTGGCTCCTTGAATTTGTGTCCCGGAGTTCACGACCCTCCAAAGGTACGTGGGCTTGGCTAGGGCCAAAAGGACCCCGGAGTACATACGACCCATTGAGTTGGGCTGCTCCGGGAGTCCGCTACATTCGTCGCGGCTGATTCGTGACGGACTGCTTTTGGACGTTGAAGTAGCTGCAACCTGGGTCTTCGTCAGTCCGGGAAGAAAATGTCCCAAAAATATGGAACAACTCTATCTAAGTCGGCGTAACCTCCTCACACTGTTGAGCAAGCTTGATCGAGTCAAGCGTGGCGAGGGTAGTATGTGCACACTCGTCAAGCAGGATCTTACACATCCCAAGTATCCAGCCTCAGTCGTGGTTCGATTGACAGCCGTAGAGGATGAGGATTATTACACAGACAGGCTTGCTGGACAGGTACATCCTGCTGATGAGCCTCGATGATTCCCACTCGACACATCATCAAGGTGGCAGATAAACGGTATATGGTGACTGAGGGGAATCAGATTTGGTATTTTGAAGTAATACGAAGTGAGGAAGAAGCGGAGCCTGAAGCGCCTGTTGTAGTACCAGAAGGGCATTTTGACAATTAATATTCCTCGCTCAAAACGGGGTTAGATAGCCTCCCTCAAACATCCATCGTGAGATGGAGGCTGCATGGAATTACCACTGCGTAGAATTGTACCGGGGAGTGTGGTAAAACTCCCCGTTGATCTCATTCAACAGGCAGGCGGAGCCGAACTAGGGATCTTCATGGGGGCTGAGTATACTGATCAGCCTACAAAGACTGTATTTCCCTATGTTGAGGCCCTGGTGGGGCAAACATTCCAAATGAATGCTCTGCCTGAGAGACCTGAGGCTGAAGGATGGGAAGTTGTAGAGGATCCAATAGTTCTGGGGAATTTTGCGAAGCGAGAGCTGTGGATTCCCCACCTGGATGTAATGTCAGGGACGGATCCTGAAATATTCTGCACGAATCATGGTGGGGATATTGTGCTTCCAGCGTGGAAGTATCTCCAATCAGAGGCAGAGTGCGAGACTTGGTATAGCAGCCTTGATGAGGCTGATCCAAAGAGATTCTGGGATGGTGTGCAGGCGGAATGGTGCCCACCGGCTAGCCGAGTTATAGGGAAGGTGTTGGAAGGTATTCACAATGGGATGCGGCAGATAAGGATTGCGGCCCGTAGGGTTGATCCTGATGCTCAGTTGAGCATTAGTTCAACTGTGGAGTTGACAGAGGACCAAGTTAAGCGGGCTAGCCCTGCTCATCTGGCTTTCCGATGCAGCCCTAGCATGAATGTTTATGAGGATCAAGGGTTTGATCCACCGAATCCAATTGAATTCAGAGAACGCTACGCGGGAGGACATCTGCATGGAGGAATCACCCGAAGATTTACGGCGCCGGTTATCGGAGAGATTGTCAAGGCTTTTGATGGAGTTATTGGCGTTGCAGGGGTTAGCCTTGCAGCCGGGATGGACGATCCGAGACGCCGCCGTTACTATGGGCGTGCGGGAGAATTCAGATTACCATCCCACGGTATCGAATACCGTGTCCTTTCTAATTTCTGGCTCTGTAGTCCGGCGATCACAGAGTTAGTAATGAGTCTGTTTCGTCAGGTAATGAGCTTTGGGGCCTCCGGGCTTTATCGAGTAGCATGGAAAGCGGATCAAGAACGAGTCCGCGAGGTCATAAACAATTGCGACGTAGATCAAGCACGAGCAATGCTCGCAGAAAACCGCGCAAGTCTAGCCGTGCTCATCAAAAAGTGCGGGTGGACACCAGAGGCAAGCGCGTTCGCGCTAGAAACGCTGTTAAACGGCGTAGCGTATGCAGTAAAAAATCCCGCCGACCTAATGAAAAACTGGCATCTGGAGGACAATCAGTGGGAAAAATACGGAAAGCACTCGGGGGGTGGGTGGGAGAGTCATATATCCAGCCAGTTGTACCCTGCCCACTCTGCCACGGAACAGGCTGGGAAGTTAGTTTAACGGGGGCCATGAGGCCTGGATCAAGGGCGCGCCTGCGTGATATGTGCATGCTTTGTGAGGGGCGGCGTGTAGTCCCGCAAGAGGTGTGCAGAGGATGTGGACGACCAGCTTGGGTCCAAACTCCAATCATCTCATTTTGTGGTGAGGATACTTGCCTACAAAAGTTGATCGAATTCATTAATCCCAAAAAGGTCAAGATGATTGACATTGTGGAGAAGAACAAGAGCCGCTTTGAGAAGATGAAAGGCGGAGCTGAACAACAGGTATTTGACATCGTCGCTGCGGCCCGGAGATTGGGTCCTGATGATGAGGAAGATTTCACGAGGTATTGCTGCTGATGGCACATTTACTTGACATTGGATTATTTATCCTTTTGGCGGGCGCCGGTGCTGTCTTGATTGCAATAGCGTATCGGATCGCGACGGACTGGGATTAACACAAGTTCTTCGTCCGGTTTCAGCAACCACACGAAACGGGCTTTGCTTATGCTCACGAGGAACCTATTGCGGCTCGGAGGGCCGGAGGGGATAGCCCCTTGGATAGGCGCTTTGTTTGCATCGGTTAGTTCTTAAGGAAGCGGTTGGAAGATTGTGGCCTCTGTGGGCGAGGCAGATGAGCGGCTATTGACGCAGGTGGAACTCCTGGTTGAGTCGTTGCTCCCAAGATACGCAGGCCAACAAACCTCCGGGTTTTAGTGCGGCGTTCTTGCGAGCTTCTTGTCCGGCCTCCCGATAGTAAAACATGTCACAAAGCTAGCCGGGGAATTAGGTCTCTAATTGAGGCGGAGATTTGCACACGTGTTGGCAATACTGAAACCGGATGGAGGAATAAGGAGGGCAGGATGGAAAGCGCAGATTTACGGGAGGTAGCGCTACGACTCGCGGAGCGAGGCAAAAGTTTCTTCGGTAACAAGTTGGAGGAGCATGAAATACCCAAAAAGGATTATCCGCCGAGTTATCGTTTTGATGGAGGATGGCCTGGATATCCTCGATCGAGCGACCGACAATAACTTTTTAACCAAAAAGCAGATCCTGGAGTTGGAAAAGGGATACGACTGTCTCTTGGAGGCTCAGATTCTGCTCAAGGAGGGCAGGAAGAAATGAATTACGGTGGATTAGGATGCTGCGGGGTTGGTAGTGTGATGGGGTTCCCCTATGACACGATGGTGGGGAATGGTACTGACTATGAAGCCAAGCGCCTGGAGGATCTGGAGGCGGCGCTAAAGAAGCCTGCAATTGGTGACGAGATTTATGCAATCCCCAAGCTCGGTGCCCAGCTCGCCGTCGTGACAGCGGAGCAAAGCCGAGCCAAGGCCATCCTCATCAAGTATGGCTTCAAAGAGGTGGCGAAGTTCAAATCCACCCACGGGAATGGCAAGGATCTTTTCCTCCTGGTAAGGGGGGACACCGTGGAGAAGATCATCAAGAAGAAAAAGAAGGTGCTTTGATGGAGACGACTGTCTTTCCGAGATGTTGTGCGCTCAATATCCTCTCGGGGTTTCCGGCCGATACGTCTATATCCCTGGATGAGTTGTTGGCGCAAATACCCCAGAAAATCAAGGACCATGAAACCGGAGTCTACGGGGTGGGTTATTGTGCCCTATCGGGCTACTCACCATATATCCGGGCGCACGTGCTTGCTGTTTCGGGGAAACAGCTCAAAGCCAAGGCGAAGTTGGAGACCCTGGGATACAGGCTTCTTGGAAGCTGTTTGAGTGCCCACTCATCCAAGGATCCTTACAGTCTTGGCTATTACCGAATTTATCTCATGGGAAAGGGTTTTGACCTTCCCGGAATGGAGCCCAAATGACATCACGAAAATTCATGATGTGTTGTTCAGCGGCGGAGTTGGGAGGTTTGTGGATGGACACCAGTGTCCAGGGTATCTTGGACACACTGATGCCCAACAAGCTCTTGCATATTGCAACCGTAGTCCCCAAGGTACAAGCAGCGGCATTTGATCATTTGAAAGGCGCTGGATTCAAGAGCGTCGGAACATATAAGGGCCGCGACGGACGAGTCCATCTTATGGTAAAGGGTTTGACCAAGCACAACGCTCGGTCAAAACAAGAAGCCCAGTAGTAAGGGGCTTCATTTCGAGCAGCGAAGTGACACCACACAAGTTTGATGCGCAAACGCGCTCCTTGTCCAATGCCACCTCAAAGTAACACTGCGAGATAGTGCGTTAGGTGAGCGCTCCTTCGGGGGCCTGTGCCGTAGTGGGAAGAGGCTACAGGATCGGATTTCACTAGTGGTCCCGTCTTGTATGTTCGCACGAAAAGCTCAACTTTCCCACGATACCCCAAGCGCCTGAGGCATGTTCAGGCTTTAGGGCTTGGTCCAAGGCAGGACGGGGGAAACCCCGTCCTTCTGGTTCCCAGGAGGGGACATGAACGTACCACTTTGGGTACTGAAAGCTTCGTTTAGACCCTATGGGTCAAAGATGCCAGAGAGACCCGTGACATTGAATCCTTATGCGCCGGTGCATGGCTATGGGTCGGTGTGGCATCCCGAATCACTGTGTGCACAGTGCGCCCTGTCTATCAAGGGGACAGATTGGGTGTTTAGGAGTGGAAGTTACGTGCACAGGTTGTGTGAGACAGACTTTGTAAACAAGTCATCTATCAAGCTGGGGCCAAGCACGCTTGAGTCTCCCAGACGTAGCCGTCGAAGGGCCGGGTTTCACAAACAATCCGATGAGCCTGATCCTATACCGGATGGCAATTTGGGGGATTCAGAGTATCGGTTCTGGATTGGCACCGAGCAAAATCCCTCAATGTTCGCAATGTGCCGGGCCTGTCGGTGCTCAGTTTATGGGGAGAAGGACCGGAATGAACACAAGAAAGATGCTCGATATTGGGTGGGCAGTGATGCCTGCACTCAACAACTCATCGAGGTTTATCGACGCTTGCTAGGCAAGAAAGAGTGTGTGATTTGTCACAAGCATACTACATGGAAGAAATGGGGAGTGCCAATCTGTGGCAAGGAGTGTGAGCGCGCATGGAAGTTCAGTCAAGTGTGGCACACAGCGGTGAAGGACACCCTGGACGAGGTTCGGAGGAAGCTGTACGCGGAAGTGGCCACGAATCTAAAGTCTGGTGGCTCCGAAACTTCGGAATCCATGTCAATTCTACCCCCCGATTAACATTGTATGGTTGGGTGTCTTTGCCAGAATGGGAAGTTTGGATTATGAAAGAGGGTAAGCCGGTTAGAACACTTTCTTATGATCCAAATCTAGCCAAGGTGTGGGAGTTGCTTGTGGAAGTGGTGGATGCCCAGTGAAGAACTTCGGAGAGTTTCGGAAGATGGCGAATGATTATCTACCAGAAAAGTTGTTTTCACCAAAGCCATTTCCTGGCCCGTATCCTACGAGGTGGGTTGTTGGATTGAATCATCGAATCCCAAGGACTGATAGAGATGAGACGTTCAGTTACTTTGGCAGGCCTTGCAAGCAGGTTGTCCAACACATACAACCCTTTTTTGCATATGATGCTTATCTTATCTGGACAGAGTTTGACCAGAATGGCGTGATTCAAAAGATTGACTGCGCGCTTCCCTTGATGGATTGTTATCCGGTGGCCCGGTATTGGCAGCCAGAGGGAATTCAATACTATTATCCCTTCAGTCAAGGACTGACCTTGGCAGAGATATGGCTTCGCGAAGTAGTATCCACGCGGATGATTGTTAAACCACGGGCCTATACCTGTTATATGCCGTTTGCGCACAAAGAGGGGGTACAGACGGCATATAATCTAGTGAAAGGACACGAAGAATGGCTTCAAAAGGCAAACATTCAATACAAGTGATTGACTTCGGGAAGCTGAAGCCTCCTGTGAGCAAGGCTGCGCGTTATAAAGCAAAGTGCGTCAATTGTGGCCGGAATCACTATGAGAGCGTGCCATTTTATGGCTTTGTGTGCAAGCCTTGTGGATTCGAGAATGATGGGATCTATTCTGTGGCCGTCCCAACTCAAGCAAGGCCAGGATATCCGATCAAACCGGCAGATGAATTCTAAATGAGTGAATGGATCACAAAACGAGAGGCTTTTTATCGGATGGCTATCCAGCAGGGATTGGCCGGGTCAGAGCAGCTTGATACGGTGTTTCCCCTGGGATATAATGTCCCAGAGCTACGCCTGCGTAAGTGGCTACGACGCTTGATCTGTTCGCCATCGCATCTGCTTAATGGGCGAAGGATCGTGAATAGATTCAAACTGGGGGCAGATCCGGAGTTCATTTTTACTTATCAAGGGGCACGAGTTAATGCCTCAGGGTTGAATCTTAAGCAAGGGCAAGCTTTTGGGGCAGATAACAATGGGCGCCTGACAGAGATTCGACCGTATCCTTCAAGGAGTTCTCTTGATGTAGTGGCCTCAGTTCTGGACACATTGAGGTGGATGGTCATCCTGAAGCCCAAGACAAAGGATCTAGCTTGGGAATCAGGAGCCTTTCTTCAAGACGATGGCTTAGGAGGCCATGTTCACTTTGGACGCAAGAGACCACACCGAGATCAAGAAATTACCGCCCTTGATTGCATTGAGGAACTGCTGTTATCTCTCGGGGCCTATCCAATCAACGATGTTATCCGACGCCGACGCGGAGATGCTCATCGACAAATATATGGTGCTCTCCACGACTTTAGGCTCCAGGCCCATGGTTATGAATACAGGACTTTTCCCAGTTGGCTGGACAGCCCCGAACTGGCGTTCATGACCATTACGTTTGCGAAGCTGGCGGTGCAGAACCCTCTGATTTGTCAAGGGATGCAAGTTTCCACCCAGGCTGTGCTAAATCTTCAAAAGTTGAAGAATCTCCTGGCTTATTATCGAGACATTGACAATGATGCTCGGTTGCTCCTCATCATGCTCAATCAAGGATTGTTCCCTCAACACATTGGAGGGGATTTTCGAGGACGATGGGGCATACCAGTAATGGTGGAAGTTGCCAAAGAACACGGAGTAAGCGTGATCCCTCCGGCGATTAAGCCAAGGCCGGAGACAATCAAGGAACTGACGGAGCATTTCGCCTTTGGGAAACCTTTGGGATTTTCAGGCAAGATGACTCCAACATGGATGCCTTATACTATTCCACCTGGCTACACCATGTGCATAAATAATGTTGTGACGGATCAAGCAAAGGGATTTGGGGAGTTGATTTGGGATCTGTGTGTATCAAAGAACTTCACGATTAACTTCACAGCCGGAGGGGGGCGAGACATTGAAGCGCCAGGACGAGGGGGCATTACTGTCGCGAGCAATATTGCCAAGCTGTTGCCTGAGGGATGGCAACGAACATTGCACGGCGTGAAGATTGGAAAGCAACGGGATAACAGCATTGCGCTGGCCGCGTCCACGCGAGAAGGACCTCAGGCCCGGTTAACGAAGGATATATTGACCAGCGGGGCTTTCCCGATATGGCGGGCCAAGGATCTTCAACCGGATTCCTATGAGCAGTGGGCCAAGCACGCAAAGCCTGCCTCAACAAAGAAACCTGCGGCATCGAGAAGCAAGTTGTTGTATAATACCAGCCCGATTCCGGGTATGGTCTGAGAGAAAGTCCTGGGATGCCAGGAAGGAGCTGACATGTGTGGAATATGCGGCATCAGGCGCTTCGGCCCTGAGCCTATTACTCCGGATCAGATTAATATCATGCTGATCCAGAATGAAAAACGTGGTATGCAAGCCACCGGAGTTGCCCTCCAACAGGCGGATGGGTCAATTCAAGTTTGGAAGAAGGATGAGCCTGCCTGGAGGTTTGTTACACTGCCGGGATTCAAGGAGTTCATTGCGGCGAACTTGCATCCTGAGACCCTTACATTCATTGGGCATACGAGGGCCGCAACGAAAGGACTGCCGTGTTTCGACAAAAACAACCATCCGATGTGGCACGGCGAGACAGCGATGGTCCACAACGGAGTGATTCACAACGACGACGACCTGTTCAAGGAGTTCAAGCTGGAGCGGAGTGCCGAGACCGACTCCGACATCATCCGCGCGATCTTGGATTGGAAGGGGTTCACGCGAGAGGGTCTCACTACCTTGAACCGAATCCGTGGGAGTGCAGCGTTTGCCGCAATTTCCACAAAGTTCCCTGGAAAACTCGTTCTAGCGAGGAGCGGTTCTCCCCTTCAGTTAGCTGCGACTAAGAATCAGCTCCTCTGGAGTAGTGAACGGGAGCCAATCTTCCACGCCCTGCGGGACTATGAAAAGAAGTTCGGCGTCTGGATGCGGCGAAACCTCGTGGAATGTGATATGATGCCGATGAACAATGATTCGGCATATATATTCACAGATCGGCCCGAAGCCGAGGACGGTGTGGAATTTTATCCCGAAGATCCCTCCACCGGAAACTGGATGGAATGGCACCAAGAGTTCAAGAGTGCCATGACCTATACCACCCCGACCTACCGTCCCCACGAGACCTACAATGTCACAAGGATCAAGAACTACGGGGAGACGAAGATTGATATTATTCTTTGCCCCAATACAAAGTGCCGGGCTTGGCTGCCGGTTACTCCGGCCCAATTACAGAACCTGAAGACCGTCCGATGCGGGCAGTGCAAAGGGAAGTTGGCTGCATAGATCCTAGGCGCCGATCACAGGAGGGCCTATGGACTGGTTCCAGTTGAGAAACACGATCATAGCACTCGTGGTGTTGGGGGCGATAATAGAAGTGAGACGAAGACGGAGGATGATGTGATTGAGCTAAGGGCAAACAAGGGGCCAACAGGTCGTCTGTTGAGGCAGTTGTTGCAGCAAAAGGGGCTGCTGGCGCGGCCAGGCCAAGCCCGAGGGGTAGTCAACTATGGACACGGGGGCGGAAGCGAGCTTCCCACACTAAATGCACGCGCGGGGACATTCAACAAATATGTCGAACTTCAAAGGCTTCATGAAAAAGGGGTCCAGACGGTGCCATTTGCCCGTACTCGGGCGGAGCTTAATGGCGTGGCGCTTGCTCGTCGTATTCACCATACACGGGGAACGGATATTGTCGTTGTGCGGGATGGCCAAGCGCATCGTGGTGGTGATTTTTACACTTCGTTGATTCCCAAGAGGAGGGAGTTCAGGGTGTGGGGCTTCCGGCGAAAGCCAATTGCCTGCTACGAGAAGGTCTTGACTTATGCACGGAAGCTTGGACTAAGAGGGAGAAGCCGTGAAATTTGGAACTGGCGAAACGGATACGCGTATAATTTTCTCCATCCTGATGGAGTACCCGCCGCCCTCAAGGCCTTGGGTGCTCAAGCCGTCGACGCATTGGGCCTGGACTTTGGGGCGGTTGACATTATCGAAGGAGAAGGGGGACGTTTATACGTTCTGGAAGTTAATACTGCGCCTGGGGTCGAAGGGCCACGATGGGGACTCACCAGCCTTGTGAACCACATAGCACTGTGGGCCGCAGGCGGATACAAACGGCGCAACGGAGAGGCTAAAGCATGAGTACCAAGGTGCGAGTGATTCTTCAACATGATGGGCATTATGTTGAGGGTCAAAGGGCGATACGGCAGCTCCGGAAGTGCGATGGTTTGTGGGGGAAGAAGATTGATCCCACGCTCAAGGGTCCGGCACGAATTATAGCCCTTTTTGAAAACCTTCGAGGGGGTTATCATAGAGATGAACTGTGGATCCTAAGAGAACCCCGCAAAATGCCTCGGAAGAAAAGCAAATATATTGGATTTGCTCGGTATGCGGGGATTGGCAAAAAGATCTATTCCAAGAAAGACACACTTAAAGCGGAGGCCCAAATAAGAGCCGTCGCAAGGAGAATCCATGGTAGACGTGTCCAACCTGCCCGTGCAAGGCAACTCGCGGGTCGTCTCAACTTCCCCCCCAGGGGAAGAGTGCCGTTGCAATTTGATGACCTTGCCCCACTTCAAGCACCAATGCCAGCCGCGCCAGGACAAATGCGGTGGCACGTTGTCCAAGACGTGCCCAGGGACTTCATTCGTCAAAGAGACGAAGGATAGAGGTACAGGATGGTTCTGCGGGCATCATCTTCGATATATATTCCCGATGTGGGTTCTTATTGATGGAGTCCCGGTGGCCACCTGCGATGATTGTTTTCTCGACGACCTTTGGAACCAGAATATGGTTCTGGGAGACACGGAGGATATCCCTAGTGTGGAAATGGATGACATCATTAGTGAAGCGCCCCTTGATACCTCAGGAGTTTGATTTCACTCGTGCAGCTTATCAGTATTATTGCACTTTCCTGCACGGGACGATTCACTCTGCGGTGTTCCAGGGGCAGTGTAATCCTGTGCCCCGACAAGGGAGCACGATCTTCGTCTCTCTAAACAATGGCCGCGTGGGACGATATTATCTGTACTATGTGAATCCCCTGCGAGATTATAGCTATGGCTTTCGGGCTATAGGAGATTTCCAAGGCTACAAGGAGGACTATGCCGATCGAGTGGGAGACTTTAAAAAGAAAGCTGATGCTCCCTTTGGGCAAGGTGCGCCATTACCAAGAGGAGGCGCGACGACGCATGATATTGACGCTTGGGGGCTACGATCCGGTGACCGTCCGGTTTCTGTGTTACAGGGCAGGCCTGCTCTCCGAACAGACTCTAACTGGCTCATTCTCTAAAGAGATGAAGCCCCTGGTGAGGGGCTCGATTAAAGCAGTAAGGGTGGCGATTGCCAAACTCAATGACCCAAGCTCAGTCACTAAACGAAGCATACAAGAGATGGAAGAACGCATCAAATGGCGAAGCCGAGAACCTGTTGTCATTGCTTGTGAAATCGTTGGAGAAGCTCGCCCTGTCCATTTGTTGGCGCAAGATTCCGGATCTGCGGAGCGAGTTCCCGTGGGTGGTCAATGAAGCAACGTGGAGGGCGATCAGTGGTGAAGGCAAATTCGGAGGCAAGAGTCAGTTTTCGGTCTGGTTCTATCGGATCGTGGTCAATGAGTGTAACCGACTTCTTAAGCGCACACAGAAACTTCGGGAAACAACTGTCGGGTTGGACGACATACCCTTATTTGGAAAATCTAAGACTGATCGCGGTGACGCATTACAGGGAGTCTTACAAGGAATCGGTTGGCCGGATCAAACCCTCATTGCGTTAAAGGCGGAGGGCTGGAGCACCCGTGAAATCGCCGGGATGCTGGATACAAGCGAAGCTGCTGTTAAGATGCGCTGGAGTCGGTTGAAGGGGAGATTAAGAGATGCCGGATAGCTTTTTTAATCCGTTTGATGGGCTGGCCGCGCAACAAGGGCAACAACAGGCTGCTCAACAACAACAAGTCTTTTATTCATCGCCGATACAGCAGGCGATGAGCGAGTTATTTAGCCACGGGAGTTTTGTCTACAAACCGACGCCCTTGACTCCTGAGCAAGAAGTTCAACGAGCCCGGCGCAACGAGGCCTTCTATCGAATGGCCCGGCTCGAAAGAGAGCGTGAAGTAGAACAAGAAAAGATCGAAGAAGCGGAGGAAGGTGTGGTTCTCAATACATTTTTAATTGGATGTGATCCGGAGTTTGTTGCACTCGATGGAGCTAATCATGTCATTAATGTAGGGCATACGTTGCAGCACATCGGAGAAATAGGCTGGGATCACAGCGGAAATGTCATCGAAGTGAGGCCCAAGCCTGCCAAGGGGGCATTTGCCCTGGTAAGAAGGATGCAGAAGCTACTAAAGGATCCCCGACTGGAAGGCCTTGGATGCGCCAAGCTCCGAGCGGGAGCTTATGTACCGCCCTATTTACTTGGGGGGCATATTCACATTGGGGGTGTGTGTTCACGAGATCAAGAACATCTCAATCGCATTACCGCCATGGATGCCGTCACCCGGCTTCTCGAACACCTTGACATTCTACCAACAAAAGAGTGTATCGAACGCCGCAAGAAAGGCGCGGACGCTGGCTACGGGAAGTTTGGCGCGGTCCGGTATAAGGCCGATGGCCACTTTGAATATCGAACCATGGCTAGCTGGCTGCATGATCCGCGCGTGGCCTATATATGCTTGACTGCGGCCAAGCTTGCGGCGGTGGCGCCAATCGAAACGAGAACTGCCCTCGAAAAGGCTACAAGCTTCGCGGCTTTGCAAACATGGGCCGAGAATTACAAGAAGGATGACAACGTCAAGAGGATGCTGCGTTTGTTTGAAAAGGGCCATCGGAGCTTGGTTAAAGATCCCGATGTGGACTTTCGAGGACGATGGGAGACCTTAGGACTATGACAGCGCATGTTGCAATGGTACTCAAGGATCTGGCAGTTGCCTCCAGTTGTCTTAGTTCAGCAGGGGCGGGGTTCTTAGCGCGTACTTTGTATGAGAAAGAGCATCCCCGTGAGCACGATCATGTTTTGCATGGCTGTGAAGGCTGCCATGCTATGTTTCAAGACGGGATGCATCTAGGAATGCAACGTATGCCACGAGCTCAGGAAGCCGAACGCCTTCAATATCGACTCAACATCATCCAAGGCGTCCTCGATCGGCTTCACGTAGAGGTCAAATGAGCCGACGCAGATTGAGTGCTAACCAGATCCGTAGGCGACACGAAAGAATGTGTCGATGGAAGGTTAAGTTTGAGAGTGAGGCGCTGGCGCAGATTGCCTTGGCAGATGCTCCCAATTGGAGCACCCCGGAGAGGCTGACTAATCTTGGGCTTTATATATGCACGGCATGTGGATACATTCACATCGGGCATCAACCTAAATGGACTAAGACTAACGGGCCTGTTGTAAGCGGACCCCGTTTTGAAGCGAGGAATGAAATACAACCACCTCCTATTCAACCGGTGTCATGACACTGTATGACCTAACCCCTTTAAATACATACATATATAAATGTCTCTCTTTTATCCTCTGGATCTAGGGTATATTGGGGAGAGCAGAGACATTTTTAAACCCCTCATTCAGAAGGACTTACAAAGGAATGTCACGATCCAAGAATTAATCCACGAAGTGTTACCAAATCCCGCCTACCGAGGTCTAAACATACGAGATGCAAAGTCTCCATATTCGACACGGCCAAGCCGTGACCATTGATTGGCTCGACTCCAAGGCCCTGGGAGGATGGCAGCGACAGACATTCACCACGCCTGGGACCGTCCGTAGCCTTGGATATGTGGTGGCCACGGATGATGTGGCCATTGCCATAACAACCAGCATAGAAGAGACAGGGTGCCATTATGATCCTCTTAGTATACCGTGGGGGTGCATTACTCGGATCGATATCATGTCCGAAGATTATTCCAGAGAAGGCCCCGCAGAGCCCCTCGCCTAAAAACGGGGTCCAGTCCGATGGTGACATGGGAGGACTTGGGGGAAAGCCAATGAGAAGCATTGACCGAGACGACTGAGCTTTATGGTGGAGAAGTAATCCTGGAGTTCAACCCAGGAAACCACCAATACCGAGTGATCATCCGAGGCCGCAAGTATAAACCTCTTGCGGTCACGCGGATTTGTTCAATTGTAGACAAGCCTGCCCTGATCTACTGGGCCATAGATAACACACTCGATGTAGTCAAGGCCGCTATTGGTAGTGGCGCTGAGTATAGCGAGACTTATCTAACGGAGGTTTACCGTGCCGCACGCAAGTCCAGTCAAGGCATCAAGAAGCTGGCCGCAGATGAAGGAAAAGAGATACATCAAGCTATTGAGGGCATCCTTAGAGGAGGCGAGAGCCTCACAGGACAGTGTCCGCAAGCAGATGGCGTGGTTGAGTGGCTTCGACGCAACGGATATGTTGTGGTTGAAGTTGAGAGGCGAGTATATTCGCGCCGTCATCGCTACTCGGGAACTCTCGATGCTATTGCTGAGACTGACGAAGGGCTCTGGCTGCTAGATTGGAAGACGGGAAAGCACATCTATGCTGAGCATCGTCTTCAAACTGCTGCCTATGTTAAAGCCTGGGAAGAAGAAACCGGGCGCCCCATCAAGGGGCGTATCATCCTCCACACCCGGGATGAACAGATTCGACCGTATGTTGTTCCCGTGGAAGCCCTTAAAGGGGACTGGTCCGCTTTTCTCGGAGCTAAACGCTTGTTTGAACAAGTCCAGAAGATCGAGAAGGAGCTTAAGAAGCTGAAATGAAAGTAATCTTTGTGGACGCGGAGTGTGTTGAGTGCGGCAAGAATGGATTTTATTGTAACTGCAAGGAGCCTATGACAAAGCAATGCTTTAAGGTGTCAATACAAGAGATCACCATTCACGAAGTGATAACCCCTCCATGCAATACGCCCGAGGAAGCCGAGCAAGTGGCCCTGGATATCTTGGAAGAAGGCGGCGGGGAGATTGTCGAGTCAACCTTCGAGGCCGGGGATATTGTTCCCACTGAGGAAGACTATGATGCTTAGATGCCCCAGATGCCGGGGACAGAAATGGCAAGAGAAGTTCTCAGGTTGGATCTGCAAGAAGTGCCGCTATTTTACCTCCACAAAACCCCTCTAGAAAGTTGGCTCCCTGTCCCTCCTAGTAAAGAATACTCGATCATTCATAGATCCCCTAACCTTCAGGATAGTTGCCCTTATATATGGCCTTCCTGGAACTGGTAAAACATCTTGGATCGGAACCCTTGACCCCACTACAACTGGTATCGCTGCTTGTGAAACTGGAAACGGTAGCGGTTTACTTAGCATTGCCGATCGTGGCTTTGACTGTGTTGAGCCTGAAACTCTTGGGGAACTTGAGAAGTTTTGCAAGGGCGAGATATTCCCCGAAAAGCGGGCTTTGGTGCTTGACTCTCTCTCCGCGATGGCCAAGACGCTGGTTAAAGACGCGGCCCTGAAGATCCCCCGCAGGGGAGGGGAGAGCGAGAAGCGCAAGCTTGGGATACCCGAGTTGGATGATTATGGTTCTATTGGGGAGATGACTCGACACATTATCAATTTGTTGATCGAGGCCAACCCCACCAAACACATCATTGTATCCGCAACGGAGAAGTATGATAGACCAAACGAAAATGACCCTCCAGGCACTGAGAGCCTCATTGGCCCAGATCTCGCCGGACAAATGTTCCTCGGCGCACCTGCAATGTTCGATTTCGTTCTTAGACTTCGAACGAGACCAAAACTCCGCAACCCGGTTGACGCTAAAACACGATATTCAGAGCGCTATTTCATTACTGGCGCGGAATCTGGCGTCATTGCAAAATGCCGTTCAAATGCTAACGGCCTTAGCCTCCTTGACCGAGAAGAGATCTTTGACCTTGCTACAGGCCAAGGCTCTTTTGAATATCTCCGAGTAAAGATCTTGAGAGGCTACGGCCATCCTATTGATTCTAAATGACTTAGCAAAGGAGGTTAAATGACCAACAAGAAGATCACGAAGAAAGTTGCCAAGAAAACCACAAAAAAGACACGCTAACCGGCGTTACCTTTTACCCCTTCACGGGGTCTAAAGTTGTGAGGATCGGAGAACGATAGGCCCCTAGATGGGTGCAACCGTATCCCGACAGGAGGATAAGCACACGGCTCGGACAACCAACCGGGCCGCTTATTCTCAAAGCTTAGTACCACAAGTTTCCTTGGGTTATAAGGTTCGTCAGATAAGGATGCGGCAAAACGAATCACAAAATCCGGGCCGTAGTTTCCACCCCGTTCTACGCCGGTCGAGGGGTTTTGCCAATAAGCCCAATATCTTATAACCCAGGGAAAAACATGCCAACCATCAAAGAAATCGCGCACCACAAAGTCAAGGATGCTTGGCGTCGGGGTGACATTGCAAAGGCTCGAGAGTTGCAATGTGTTGATTGCAGCAAACAGGCGTTGGATTATGACCATTATTTAGGCTACGAACCACAGCATTGGTTGGATGTTGAACCTGTTTGTCGCTCCTGTCATATTTTGCGTAGCCTCAAACGAGGAGAGAAACCTCGGCAAAGCGCGAGACTTCGAAAACGAATCGGACCTTTGTTAAAAGATTCTGCCTTTTACTCCTACCGAAAGGCATATGGAAGACGGGCTTACCGAACAGATGGTGGGATTCTTGGTGTAACTAAATCTAATAAAGAGGAAAATATCAACGATGGCGTGGCAAAACATCGACTTAAAGAACGTATCTACACA